AAGGTTTTGAAGGAGGTACTATTCCTCCAGGAGAAACTTGGTTAGAAACTATTGCAGGAAAACGTTGGGGAGCAGTTGTTCCTGAATTTGGGGGAAATCCTTGGGCACACGCGGGAGCACATCAGAACAAATATACTCAGAATGCTTCTAACTGGTTGGATATTTGTCCGGGTTGGAATTACACTAGTGGCTACCCTGTAATATACCTGCTAAATGCAACGTTTCCGGCTACAACCGTTTCTATTCGAGAAATAGATACACGTAATTGGAATATGTTAGGGACATCAGTTGATCGTAATGTCACTGTACCCGCAGACCATATTCCAGTTTCGATGTGTTGTGATGGACCTTTCATCTATGTTCTCTGTAGGGCCAATGTTGCAGGTACGAATAGCGCAATTCTCTGTTATAGTACTAACCCGTGGAACTCTACTCCAGTGTGGACTCGTACGTGTGCTGGATATGCAATAGGTACGGATATAAGCTCGTATTTACGTAGCAAGATAATCATCGCCAGCGATACGCATTTGGCGATAACTTTCGGTGCTTTGATAACAAGTACGAGTCCAGGTGGAGCTATTATGGCTATTTTGGCCAAAGATAACAGCGTTATTACTTACGGAAGAGGCAATCTAGACGCCACGGGATTTGGTCCATCGGGTGGATTATGCTCAGATGGCGCCCATGTCCATTTTGGAGCGCGTAAGGATGCTGTAGGCCCAGCTAACACAGCGTTAGCTTCGGCTGCTATTGCGGGACCTACAGGAGGCGGTCTCTATGCTGCTCCTAAAACGGAATCACACGCTTATCCTATTCACGATATGATATTCGATGGGCAAATGGTTTGGGCAATCCATAACGGAGGGCATATCTCGGTTTGGCATTTAAATCCAGATGAATTCTTATACGATTTTATAGACCTAGGGGATACCATCGCCGATGTTGATGATGGTTTTGGTAATATCACGTACATACAACGGTGTGCAATTGCTTTTGATGGGATACATATTTGGGTCGCTGCGCCATTAGCGGATTCGGCTCCTAGATACAATAGGTATTTTTCTAAGATAGATGCGATGGCTGCTTCACCCAACTACTCAAATGCGCAGGTTCCTCCTAAGTTAATAGTGAATAACAATTATATCTCTGGAGCACAAATTTGGGGTCGTATTTGTGCTTTTGCCGGTAGAGTGTGGGCAGTAAAATGTGTAGATTCTATCGCATCACCTGTTGGAACTTTGTTCGTTATCGCTAAGTCTGAGTCACGAGGATATTAAACAACGTACTCAAACCTCGCCGGCACTTCATCCAACTCCACTTTAACTGACGAATTTATCCACTGAGTAATCCCAGTAGCCGTCGCCATGCGCGCGAGTATGCCTAATCTCTCGGTCCCTTCTGTAGTTGCGAGCATGATGTCGTTCAGGTCGGGACCGTCCTTGGTGGCTTCGACGGCGGCCGGCCACATGTCCGAGATGGGTCCGTTGTTCAGGTAGTCGAGGAAGGCCTGTTCCATGATGCTGGCAGCGCCCTCGGGGTCGTCGACGATGACGAAGGCGACGATGAGGCGGGCGGTGAGGGCCTGGACAGCAGGCTCGCTTAGGTTGGACCCGAGGGCAATATCGACGCCGTCGAGGGTGGCAAAGGCGAAGTGCTGGGCAATCTGCCGGGCTAGGGCGTGTGCAGCAAGAACAACGGTTTCAGCGGGAGGAGCTGCAGAGAGCGCCGAGGCAAATCCCGCGATATTGTCCACGAGTGCCACGGCTAGAGCACCTTCTCGAGAAAGTCGATTTGCTCGAGGTCGAATCCGGCTGGCTGCTTTTTCAGGAAGATTTGAATCCCCTGCATACCCTCGTAGCAACCTTCACAGATATGTCCGAGGACATGTTCTCCGTGTTTCAATTCGATTGAGGTTACGGATTTGGGCTTAAAACAATTTGGGATGCTACACATCTTCGATCTCCAGTTGTTTGAGTTTAAAAAGGACTTCGAGTTGGGGGCGGTTTAAACCTTGAGGGTATACTGCTCCACGGGCGATTTCAGCCATCCATAGGGCGTCCGCCTCGTCGTCATCTTTAGCGGTTCCTGACCAATGATGCCAGCGTTTTCGTGCTGTTTCGATCATGTGTGCTTTATCCGCCAAACCGTTTCCCGTGGCAAACTTTTTGACAGCTGTCGGCGCTACGAGAAGAGTGGGAATGGAGTGGTCGAAACAGACGAGTAGGAATAGACCTCGTATTTGTCCTAGTAAATCGGCCTTCATCGGTTTTTCGTAGGCAGGCGCTTCGATAACAGCAAACCGCAGACGGCCGATATATGGGTCGAGAAAATGTCCGATATGGTCACGGATGAAAGCGAGGCGCTCTCCGCCACGAAGTTTCTTAGGTAGAATCTTTCCCGCGTACACGTACTGGCTATTCTCGCCGAGGAGGGCGTAGCCTGTGCTGGTAGCGGATGGGTCGATTCCCAAGAAATACATTGTAACCTCATACTAGGCCATCTATCATTCGAGCATGGCCAAACTGAGTGTAACATACAGTCGCGAAGTTCTGGTAGACGGCTATTTTTTAAAAGTAGTCATCAACTCCGCTCCTGCCACGGACCCTTCGGGAAAGCTCGAGGAATCTCTCGTCATCAACACGTCGGACGAGGACATGGCGCGCTTCGCGACGCTTGTGGACCTTGAAGACCTGACGGTTGGACCAGGCCTTTATTGGTTCCAGGCGGATTCGTATTCGGCTGGTACTCCCCAGATAGGGGATACGCTGGTCTTCACGACCATTCCAGGTTCATGGGTAGAACTCGGTTCTACTGCGCCCAAATCTTTTTTAATCGCCGCTGTCAATGGGACTCATTTTGCCTTGGAATCTACGACTGCATTTCCTTGTGGATTCACAGGGAATGTGACCTTCCATATTTTGGTAGGTGCGGGACCAACCGTTCGTGTAGCTTCTTCGACTCCGCGCGTCACTATTCGACGTTACAATCAGAACACTTCGGGGAATCCCTTGTACGTGCGCGTCGCGAGCGCGGCTGAGCTCTTTACTTCGATAGAGGACGCGACGAATAAGCAGGCAGCGCTGCAAGCGGAAGCCGCCTCGTTAATCGAAGCTACCGACTTGGAAGAAGAGTCCTTTACGGGGTCTATAACGGAGGTCTACGACTGACATGGCTGTTACCATTACAGTAAAACAAACACAGTCTATCGAAGCGGGAAATCTTTTCCGTGTTTTAGACGAAGTGACGAGCTCTACGGATATTTCGGCCGAAGTCTTTGTTTTCACGACTGAGACTCAGGCTTTCTCCCACGTCGCGACTGTGTACGATATTGAGCATATCCTAGACACGACCTATGCGGATGCGGTCACGAGTGGCGCCGAATATTACCGACTCGACACCGCCCAGAAGGACTACACAACTCAGGCGAAGGCCGAGGCGTTTGCCGCTTATACCTTGTCACGTATTAGAACTCTGGTCGGTGATTTCATTGAATACTCAGATGGTTTTGAAGGCGTGACCACCTACATCTACACAGGGGCTTAAATGACTGACACAACAGTGGTGATGACCAGTACGACGATTGCGCTCCCTAACGGGTCGAGCGTTTACCAGATAGATGCTGAGGTAACTGTTAAAGGAGATTTGCTTTATCCGAATATTTTCGTGTTTCAGATTTTGGACCCGCTGGATACGACGCGCGATACCTTCGTGCGGGTGGGTACGCCTTATGACCTTGAGAATATTCCGCTGACTCGCGTAGCTGCAATAGCTGCAAGTCAGGAATACTTTCTCTCCTCAACGTTGCAGCGCCGTTACTCTGATTTGAATACTGCCGTGCAGGCAAAGGACGCGGTGCGGTCGCGCATAGATAATTGCGTGCAGGCCTGGCAAACATATTCGACCGACTTCTCAGGAACAGATACCAACTACCATCCAACAGCAGAAGCGACGTACGAGCAGCAGCTCAAAGACGATTATGTAGACGCGCGAGATGCACGCGTTGCGGCGGATGAAGTGGTAGCAGCTGCCGATATTGCATTAGTTTTGGCGCAGGATGCCGTTGACGACGCGGTTGCGGTCAGCACGATCTATCGGAATGACTTAACTTTTACGGAGCAATCCTACGTTATTTATTGGGCACACTATTACGCAGCTGAAAATGCTTTTGCAGTTAATATGGCTGCGCGCTTTGCGGCTTTTAAAATACAGTACACTTCGCTATCGGGGAATCCTTATAAATCGTCAAGCGGATACGGCGATTCGTACGATACGTGGCTAGGGCAGCTGCAGATTATGGAAGTCGCGCTTACAGACCGAACAAATGTTGCCGGTGATGGCGCGGCGCTAGAAAGTGCTTTTGGAAACTTCCATGCTTCCATAGGTGGACTTTATACGACCCAACAAGGCGTCATCGCCACCGCCAATGTCACCGTGGCAACTGCGGTCACGACAAAAAAAGAGGCCGAAGCCTCTTTGGCGTCGGCGCAGCTGGCGGAGGATGCAGCCCTTGCTGCTGTCCTCGCCGTCTGCCCCGACTTCGATCTTGCTTCAGTCTGATTCACGATTCAGTAAATGCATGGGGATATGCTGTCTTCCGTAATAACGGAATCCATCGAAGATATCGTTGATGTCCAGGGGCCCGTAGAGTTCGCCTCTTTCGCTGCTGTCGCTGTACACAACTCTAACGCTGTCATACCGGGGTTGGGTATAACGTGTGCTATAAGAGGTACTATGCCAACCAGAATTGCGTGTGGGGGAATAGTTATATTGGCAGGTCATTTCGTAGAGAGCGAGGGTCGTATCCGATATGGGCGCACAATCTTCGGGCTGTAATAGATTTTTGTCTTTGTCGTGTTTTTGTAGATATTCCGCGGCATCCAAGAATGTTTTGAAGTATCGCATTGTCATTCGTGGTCTTGTTTTAAATCTGATGTTGATTCGAGTACTTTCAGCGCATAAATCCACCGACATGATGAGTTTATACCTGTTAGACCTCCATGGAAGGTCTCCTACGTTTTTGAGCACGTAGGCCATAGATTCTTTTGGAAAATCTTTATAGCGATTAGCGTAAGCGGCTATTAATTGTTCGCTCGTTACGTTCGTGGCTGAGTTACAATGAGCTACATATCTTTTGGACCTATAAGAATTGAATGAATCGCAGGATTTCTTAAGCGAGCAGGATACGCAGACCTGTTTTATTAGGCGTTGGCATTTTGCTTTTGTTTTTGCGGCTCGCGATTGTCGGTCACGGAGGTCGTCTATCTCTGCGAAGTCGTGCGCGGATATGTCTCGAATATAGGGCTGGAAGGCGGCGCGGCGCTCTGTGCGAGTCCCCCATTTGGTTCGTGTAATTGTATCAGTCTTCGTATAGATAGGAGATACCCATTTGTGTTCACCTATTGGCGGATGCTTAGCCTTTTCTAGAATCTCGCGCAAGTCATCCGCATCAATATCGCTTAAATCGTCAGGACTTTCTTGTGCTGCTTTTATTGGGCAGGGTTCTCCGGGTGTATCCGCGTTATGTGTTCGGATGCACTCTTCACACCCTCCGGAGATACGCCAAGGCCGAGTACAGAGTCGGTAGAATTCGTAGAGGCGGGCAGCGTGTATAGTTCCGTCGGCGTTTATTAGAGCGATGGGTTCATCTAACTTCTGGTCTTTTAAAAGATTTAGCACCATATCAAAGCTGGGGACTGCCACGCATTCTTCTGAGATTGAATCTGCACGACAGAGCACGAAGGGAATTTCGAGTTTAAGCGCAGCTAATTCTGCTGCACGTCGTCCGAGTTCTTCTGTCGTTTGTGCGGAAGAATTAAAGAGCAGGGCGGGATATGGATTTTGAACACTTCCAGCAGTAGCCAACGTGTAATACTTATCCTCCGCTGAGAACACCACATCCAGAGGTTTTTTCAATAGCTCCGCGGAGCTCGGCGTATAGGGTTTCACCTTTTCTAGGATCGACTTGTCGAACATACGCTACTTTTCCTCTCAGCCAGTGCAGTAACTGCTCTGGGTTATCAAAACCAGCACGCTGGTATTGGGTTTCGAAGCCATCGATGAGACAATTGTGCACGATGGCTCGTAGGTGTAGATAAGCGGCTCTATTGATTGTTATATGTTCGTTGAAGTTTAAACCGAGTAGATCTTTATTTTTGTTCGATGACCGTATATGGACTTTATTACGGTTAACCCGATATCCGGTCTCTTCGATAACTTCGATAAGCTCTTGAACGATTTGAATCTTTTCGTTGAAGGCAAAGTCGCGACCACATGTAAACGCTAGGTCATCCGCGTAACGGGAATACACCCAAGCGTAGGCACCGCTTAAGTTAAATTTCTCGTTCAATTTCTCTAAGTATTTACAGATGGGTTGGTCCAGGCGGTAATACGCCACTAGATTGCAGATAGCTCCCGAGGTAGGAGCCCCTTGCGGGACGCCATTACGCGTGCCCTCGGGGTAGTTTTTAGTGGGGCAGGGGATACCTTTTACGGTGACGATATCCCGGATAGGTCCAGCGATTGCATTGGGAAAGCCCAGATTCTTTTCGAGCATCTCCCCTACCCAAAATCGCCGTGTTCGGTTGAAGAAGTCCACCAAATCCATTTGGATGTACGCCCCCTTTCGAGGGCATTTGTGTTTTGGCGGTGTGAGCTCGGCTGAGTCACAGATAGGGCAGAATGCTATGTGCCGTGCGACCGCCATGGAGATATTTTGTCCCGGGCGGTATGCGGTTACATACACGGGCATATGCGCTTGTAGCTGATTTAAGAATCTTTCGTTCAGCCGTTTCTGTAGGAATTTCATACAAGCGTTTGGTGCATGGATGAGTCGGAGTTTCCCCGATTTCTTTTTGATACGTATTAACCGATACTTTTGTTCACTCCCAACTACTACGCCGTACCACAGCGTTTTGGTTCTTACTCCTATGTGGTTGGCTAGGCTAATATCGTCGAAAGGTAATTTCGACAATGGACCATTTGTGGTTATTACGAATATCTTAGGGTCTTCTTTCAATACCCCTCCAGAAGTTGTTTAGGCAGGAGTTTGTCCCGGGGGTGCAATCCCCTACGATGAAGTGGTGTGAGCGTGCACAGTAAGTGCATGGAGGTTCGAAGATGCCGTTTTCAAGGAAATAGAATTTTCCTAGTCCGTGCCCGAGGGTCACGCTCTTTGCTTTAACCGATTTACGTGAGTACTGGTAAGCATATTTCTTTTCTCTCGTAACGTAAGTGGGGACCATAATACACGCGTTGCCGTGGAGTAAGAGGTCACAATATTCTTTAATTTCTTTGGTGCCCTCTTTCTTCACGATTATAGAAAGATTCTTAGATGGAAAAATTACCCATGCCGTTTTGAATAAATTTGCCAGTTCTGTAAACACCGTAGAAGTTACGATGTAATAGACATTCCACGGTATGCGGTTGGGTTCTAGAGTTGAGACTCGGTGTGATGTGTAGCAGTCAGGGCGTTTGACCCTGATGACAGTTACGTCAGTCATCGATACTCACCACGATATCTTGCATGGCGGGGTCTGCTTTTCCTTCTTTACAGATAACCCAAATGACGGGGCAGGCGGGTTTTAGGCGAGGTAAGGGGCCTCCGTCTTTACTGGCTACGGGAGCAAACCCGTCGGTGAATATGACCATGAGGTCTGTTCGAGCAAGCGGCTTCGTGGGTTTTTCTTTAACCCAATCTGCATAGGTGTCTGTTCCTAAGACACGTCTAAAGGGCGCACAGAATTCCGTGCCACCATAACCGTGTCTCTTCCGTAAGGAACCAATAATCTCTTCGATTTCTGCGTCCGTTGTGGTTCGGGTAAAAATCTCTTCGTATTGGATACCATGGTCGAAGTGGATGACTTGGAGCTCAATTCCTTGGAACTGGCGTAGGATGGCGACTTGTTCGCTTACGAATGTGCGATACGCATCGTTGTTTACCGAGCCGCTGGTGTCGGTACAGCTCGTAATTCGGAATGTGAAGTCGTGCGTATATCCTGGGAAAGGTTCGATGCCATCTTCTATTACCGGGTATAATGCGATGTTGGGTTGCGCTGTTGTATGCACGAGTTTGTTGCTGATAATGCTCTTTATGTGATTTCGAAGGACGACTGGCCAGGGAACTTTTGGTTCCGTTAATAGCTCTTCGATTACGTTCTTCATGCAGCCTGGGACGGTTCCGCGGCAGCGATTAGTTTGCTCTACGGCAGAACGAACGGCGCTGGTTGCGCTGCGCTGTAGGTCATTGGCAAGACGCTCGAGCTCACCACCGGACATATTTCGAAGGCGGCTGAGAGCTTCGCGTGTTTGTTCTTCTAACGGGTCATCTTCCTGTTCGTCGTTTTGTTCGTCATCTTGTTCGTCTTCTCCTCCCGCTCCTTTTCCTTCACTTTCATTCTCCCCTTCTCCTCCACCCTCATCTTCCATGGGCTCACCAAAGAAGTTGGCGTTTATCTCCATGCCTTTATCTTTGATTGCTTTTTGTATCTGATTGGATTTGTCTTCGTTTTCCATTAACAAGAGAAAGTATTCTTCCATGCTGAGATTACAGGGGAGGTCGAACTTTTCGGGGAAGGGGCGTTCGTCGTAAACGATTTGGAAGGCCTCGACTTTTTTGCCCACGGTTAATGGGCGTACTGCCAAATCGTTTACAGTGAGGTCTGCCGCGAGGTTAAGTGTTTTCCAAATAGTATAGAGTTTGGAATCTGAAGACGCGCTCGTCTGTCCACCGACGAGGCGAATCATGCGCTCGTAGTGTCGGAACCCTAGGTGTGCTGCTTCGTGTACCAGACCTGCGAGTTGCGAGGGGATTACGCGCTTATTGTATTTTTCAAGGTCGATACTTAAGCAGAATCTTCCGTGTTTATCCACACGTACAGCCAGAGCATAAGGCATGGTTGTATATTCTCTGCGACAGCTATTAAGGATGCGCCCAAAGAAATTATTATCTCCCCGGGTGCTGCAGAGCCAATAGAAAGCATTCTGTAAGGGGGTGCGGTCTAGGGGTGCCATTCAAGTTCCTTTCATGTAGAATTGAGGTTGTTGTGCAAGTAACTCGCACAGTTGAAGAGGGAGACCATGACCACTATCGACGTGACTAACGACCCCGCATTTTCACATCTCCGCGTTTTGACGGAGAAGTATCCTGGTTTGGTTGAGTTCGCAAAGTCTGCCGAGCTCGCCCCGGAGGAGTTTAATAATCTCCCCGATGGCGCTTTTGCCTGGCCAGAAAAGCGGGCATTTCCTACTCATACCAAGGAACACGCTGCGATTTCACAGGCCTATGCGAAGAGCGCCGCGGTACTGCCCGTACACGTGCGCGAGAATATCAAAATCGCGTGTGAAGCGCATTCGATTCCCGAAGAACTTTTTATCCCGGTACAAACTAAGACGGCGAGTGAGGTTCACTGGCTTCTTCCCGAGCAACAGCGCTTCCGTGTGGCTTCTTCGGAGGATGTCGAATTCGCTATCGACGCGCTAGAGAAGCGTGCGCACGACCTTACGGAGAAGCAGCGAGCCGAGGCGTACTTGAATTTGGTGAAGGCGGCTGAGACGTTCGGGGTGAAGACGAGCGCGTCACTTCAGAAGTTCGCGGGGAATACCCTGACGGATACTGAAGTTTTGGCGGATTGGTTGGATGCTCGAGCTGAAGCGGCAGAGATGGTCGGAAATAAGATTGCGTCAGTGGAGTTCAAGAACCTAGGGCAATCGTACCGGCATGTCAACTCTTTTCTTGCGTCGAGGGACGACCAAGTGAAGCTGGCTCAGGCCATCGCCGAGCTCGACAAACTCGCCGGCATCGAAAAGTACGTTGGTAGGAGCATCCCCAACCCCATCTTGACGGTGTGGAACACCAACAAGGTCGCGTCGCAGCAGCTCGAGCTCAACGGGATGTACTTCGACAAGAACATGTTGGCCTCTCTGCCGGTCTCTTTCTGGAAGGACGCCCTGGGGGATGACTTCGTGGCGGAGTTCGCGCCCGGGGGGATGGTGGACCCGGAACAGCTCGAGGCCGTGCTGCAGACCTTGCCGGCCGATATGAAGGCCACCCTGGTCACGCAACTCGCCCCGTACTCAAAGTAGGCTGCGCGCTATGGCCACAGAACTGCACGCGGGTTTCAAGACGCTCTGGGGATTGGTGCCAGGCATCAACCAGGGCCTCATGATGAAGACGGCTTCGGAGCGGGCGCACAATGGCGCGCTGAAGGTACTCAAGGACCCCCAGATGAACACGGCTGCGGGGCTATACCTCGCAGCGCGGACCGTCTACGGGGAAGACATCCTGAAGTGGGAGCCCGAGACGCTGTGGTTGACCATGGACCAGGACGGGGTGAATCTCCCCGACGAGGAGCGGAACAAACTCCTCGCTGCTATCGCTCTGATTGTCCATCCAGCTTTCTATTGGGATAACTTGGTCTTCCAGCGCACCGTTCAAGCTTTCAATGGGGAACTTTTTGACCCGGAGACGCTGCAGGAGTGCGCCGCGGCGCATATGGCGTGGGCTGTGTACGAGGCGGGAGTGATTCGAGGTCTGGATAACGACCAAGCCATCATCCCGGAGTTTGATGAGGACGTGCAGCAGTACATCGCGGTTTGCCTTTTACGAGAGGGCTACGTTCTCCCTCCTGAGCCTCTCAATGAGTTCATGTCGGATAATCTTGAGGGGCTCTTTTCAAAGAACTCCTATTCGGCCACATTAAAAAAAGAGGTCGCAAATAGCTGGGAAGCCTTGGACAAGGACGCTCTCGAAAGAACCGAGTTCTTCGAGAACGAGCTCGGCGTCCAGCTTGCCCAACTATCTGCGTGCTTCCTCTACGTAAAGAAATGGGCTGACCAGCTCGCCGAGGATTTATCGGCGGCTCGTCAGCCCTGATTTCCTATCAGTTGTTGAGTCGAACGAATCGGTCCACAGCATCGTGGGCTTTTTCTGAGTGTTTTAGGTGAGCGCGGAATCGGTCCTTGTCTTTAACGAAGCTGTTGATGAGGTTTGCGCGATAGGTGGGTTTTCCGTATTGATTTGCGGTAGGGGTAATGTTGTCCGTAAACAGTGCTGCGTATTCCGCGGCACAGGTCTCGAAAAACGTGAAGATTGCGGGGTAGGCCTTGTCGATGTCGTATTCAACATCGAACATGTAATTCAAAAGGTTATAGACAAATTCCACCAGCCTGGGCTGTTTTCCAAGGTCTTCTAACTGTTGGAATTTACGCATGAAATGCTTAGTATCTGTTAGGAATTCCACAGGACTGAGGATAACGTTATTGTCCTCGATAAAGGCTTGGAATTGAGACGCCATTGTTAGGTTGAGGGATGACCCGAATCGGCTGAGAGCTCGGCTGCTTTGTAGAGAAATATCCGCGCTCTCCAAAGCATAGCAGTCGAGGGAAATTGTTTGCCACGTAGCGGGGCAAGCGAAAGGTCTGTTGTTCTTCTTATTCTGTTCGTCGTAAAGCATGGTCGGCGCCGTTGCGATAAAGGACCGGACGTGCTCGTGACAAGAGAGACCGTTTTCAGGAATCACGGGAGAGGTGCGGTCGCTATAATGGAATTCTCGCGTACGAGCGTGTTGCAACCATTCGTCAGGAGAGTAGATGGCGTAAACAAACCGAAGCCTCCGACGGAGGGCGGCGTTGTTTTCAATTTGATTGACGACGTAGGACCCGGTGCTGGGGTTCATCATTGCTACGATGAGGCAGTCGTCCGAGAGCTCGTAGTCATAGAGAAAACGGTCCTCGGCCAGGGAGTAGAACATGGCGATGGCGTGCTGAGCGCCTTGGTTGATTTCGTCGAACGCGAGGATGCAGCGTTCTCCTTTTCGCGGAAGACCCGTGGGAACTTTGATACGAAAGAAGCCTTCTTCGGCGTCTCGGATCGATGGCACACCTGCGCTAAGCAATCCGAATTGAGCGGTACGGATATCGCAGACACGCGCCTTGAGCTCGCGTGCAACTTGGTGGACGACTTGTGATTTACCTAGACCGGCCTCGCCCACGATGCAGTAGATGCCTCGGAATAAGCGCATATTGTAATTTAATTTAATCTCTTCTTTGATTTCTCCGATGGTCATTCGTGGGACATCGTATAGCTCTGCGTACTCTTGATTAACTGATTTGCTATTGTTTTCCGCCATTTTCCTGATATCCTTTTCTTGAATGAAGAACGTTTCCGCCACCATTAGCGAAGTGTGTGAAGCCTGGTTAAACCTAAACGGAAAGCCTTTCCGCCTGGACATGTGGCCAGCCCATCGGACCTTTTACGATGGGCTCTGGCGCCGAACGTTGTTAAAAACAAGTCGGCAGGTCGCGAAGTCCACGACCCTAGCCAACTTCGGGATTGCTGAGTGCGCTCTTATACCACATTTTTCCGTAATGTTTGTAACGCCCTCCAAAGAGCAGACGATGCGCTTTTCGAATTCTCGCGTTACAAAGGTTATGCGTTACTCTCCGATTATCAGAAAGAAGTTTTTGAGTACAGAACTTTCGGACCGTGTACTCCACAAGCAGTTCACAAATGGGTCGGAGATGGTCTTTGCGTATGCGTTGGATGACGCAGACCGCCTTCGAGGCCCATCCACTGACCGCAACGTGTACGACGAGGTGCAGGACCTGCTATATAATCCTGTAATTACGGTAGGTAATGAAACATTGTCGCGTTCTAAATATGCGTACGAGACGTATGCGGGGACGCCAAAGACAATGGAAAATACCATTCAGTATCTATGGGAATTGAGCACCCAGACCGAATGGGTCATGAAGTGCTCAGGTTGCGGTAAATACCAGTACGCGGCGTCCGAGAAGTGCATTGGCCTTAAAGGAATGATTTGCCTAAAGTGTGGTACGTACTTAAATCCTTTTGAAGGTCAGTGGGTTGATATGGCAGAGTCCCTCCCGGCTGACTCGCGGGTAGAAGAGGAAGACCGTATTAAAGGTTTTCATATTTGTCAGCCATCCATGCCCGATTGTAATCCTCTCGCTGTTGAGAAGATGGGATACAATCAAGACCTCGTGCGTTTCGCCTCCAAGCAATGGAAAGACATTTTATATAAGCTAGAAAACCTTCCTCCGACGACTTTTAGAAACGAAGTTTTAGGAATCTCCGATGCGCTTGGCGCGCGCATGATTGCGAAGGAAGAGCTCGAGGCTCTCTGTACGGGGCCGGCGCTGTCGGCTACTCCATCTCCCGCGGGCATGGCGGGGGTTACGACGACGGTAGCGGGAATTGATTGGTCGGGCGGAGGCACCTCCGGCGTATCGAGGACTGTTTTGTGGATTTGGGGTCTGAACACGCAGCTAGGGGTACTTCGTTGTTTGTTTTACAGAATTTATCCAGGTATAAATCCGGTCAATTCTGTCGAAGAAATTATTCAAATTTGCAATATGTATCGAGTTGCGTACGCGGTGGGTGATGCTGGAGAGGGGAGTCTCCCGAACGACGTGCTTCGAAACGCTCTAGGGCCTAATCGCATGACGCAGGTCCAATACGGAGCGTATGCGCAAGCGTTGCATTGGAATGGGCAGGATAGATACCTCTTAGATCGAACCACAATGATCGACAACTACGTGATGTTGCTCAAGAAAAAGATGGTCCAATTCGGTCCGTTGGATGAGATGACCATTCCCATCGCAGATATTTTGAATGAATACGAAGAGGTGACGATGTTGGGGAGGAAGGTGTGGAGACACTCACCGCAGAAGCCCGATGACTGTCTCCACGCGAGTCTTTTTGGATGGTTGGCGTCCAAGATTGTTATGAACGATTTGAAGTTCTGGAAGGATTGATTTCACCTATAATTGAAGAACGAAAGTGAGGACGCAAATGGATTTTAACAAAGTGGCGTATACACAGGGGTACATGGACGCGGTAGAACTTCTGAAAGTTGCTTTTACTACCATGAATACTCTCTATGATAAGGGCAAATAGGGCGGGGAAGGCGCAATGCGTGCGTCCTATATTAAGGCTCGGGATATGGCATACGGGTATCCTAAAGCAGGGAATAAGAAAATGCACGAGAACCTTCGCCAAAAGTTGAAGTCCGAGAATTATCCTGTGGATGAATGGGATAAGGATAAGCCGAAGTGGACTAATTCCTTGTTTTAAGCGGCGTGTTCCGCTGTCGCTTCTTCTGCGAGGGCATTTCGAATTTCCAAATCCATATAGTCGTCTTCTTCGCCGGAAGCGAATTCAGGATTACTGGATAGGAATGAGGCTACGGACATCAGGTCTCCGTAGTTGGCGCCAACTTCGACGTCCCATGAGAAGGGGACTGGCAGCCAGGGGTACTTTTTGGCGACCTGTTTCACACCGTAGTCCTGAATGAACGCGGGCATTTGATAGGCGTATTTCTTGGGAATTTGGAACACGAGCGAGTCGTGCACGGTGTTCAGCATATTCCCGCCGAAGTCGCTTTCGATGACGGGGTCGGTAGTGCAGAGGACATCCAAAACCATCTCGGCACTCGTATTTTGGATCTTGAAATTTACGGCTTGCCGCTCGGCGCGGCTGCGAAGGAAGCGGGGGAGGTTCTGCAGATTGAGGTGCCGGCGCCGGCCGAGGAAGGTCTCGACGAGACCGATGTGTTGGACCTGCTTTTTGGTGATGTCGATGTAGTCCTTGATGGACGGGAACATATTGAACAGAGTTCGGATAATGGCCTCGGCTTGGTCTTCCGGGATACCGACGATGCCGGATATCTTCTTGGGGGCGGCGCCGTAGAGGATGCCGAACACCACGCGCTTGATGTTCTTTCGGAGGGCGTCCAGCTGCTCGCCATAGGCCTTGTCCAACTTCTTGAGAGTGTCCCTCGCTTCGAAGTCTTCGTAGCTCCAGGCGTGTTCCTGGTCGATGCCGATGGTAGCCAGAACCGAGGCATACTGCGGGGGCTTGATGTCCTGCAGCACGTTCGCGACGTTGTAGACGGTCGCGGCGAAGAAGCTGTGAGGGTCCATGCCGTTGTTGAGAGCTGCTATGAGCGCTTTGTCCCGGCTGTAGGCGGCGTAGACCCGGACCTCCGCGGCTTTGGCGTCGGCGTTGACGATGATGAAGTCCGGGCGAGTTGGAATGAATATACGCTTAATGTGATACTGGTGCGGAGGCTTCCCTATCCTTTTAGGGATATTTTGCATATTTTCCTCACTTGAGGAAAGTCTAGCGGTAGCCGTTCCATGTTGGTGAAAATTCGAATGCATTCGCCCATCTTCGCGGCTGAGCACCTCGATATTTTCGATGAACGTGGACCGGGCCTTACTGATGCCGCGGAACTCGAGGAGGGCGGCGCTGAGTGCACATTTATGCGTGTTGGTCAGGAACTTGAGGAACTTGGCATCGGTGGAGATGGCGCCTTTTTCAGTACGGGGAGGTTCGATTTTCCCCGCGTAGCAGACGAGCTCGCCCGTGCCCGGTTGCAAGTAGCCGGTCGAGAAGAGTGCCTTGGCGACGTGCTGAGTGCTGGCGGGGTTGAAGTCCGTCAGGCCGATGGGGAGCATGTCCGAGAAGATGGACGAGGAGCTCGCCAGGTAGCTGTCCATGTCGGCCTGCAGCTTGAGGATGTATTCCCGGTCTACAGCCATCCCGTGGAGCTCCATCTTCGCTAGGACCTGGGTCGTGGGGAGGATGCGCTTGGCCATGTTATACAGCGGAGGGTTCGGATGCTTGAACAGGACTTCTCCAATCCGCTTGGAGACTTCTTTTGTGCCTAGCAGGAAGGCGGATCGCTTCTTGGCCAGAGACTTACTTTCTTCCGTGAGCTCTGTGCGCTGTTGGGCCGAGCAGCGAAGAGTCACATCGGCATCGAAGGCGGCGTACTTCATCAACTCTTGTAGAGGGATGTTCTTGTAACCGTCATCGGTCTCGAGCTTCTTTTCAAGGCGGGATTGTTTTGGGGCGTCATCTGCTTTCTTTTTCTTGGTGCGCTTTGGCTTTACCTTCTTTAAGAGTTGTTCTTCTTGGGAGGCTTCAGAGGTATCAGCAGGAGTGAGCGCGTCGATATCTAGTCTTCCTGCGTAGATTTCTTTAAGCTCGTCTTCGTAGGCTGAGAATTCGGGCAGGCGAAGACGCGTAATATGTTTTAAGCCGTAAAAACCTTTTTTGTCTTCTTCAATGAGATGCTCTCCTAACATTACATCCCAAGAAAGATTTGCAACTTTAAAACCTTTGCGCTCGAATACTTTGAGGTCGTATTTAGCGTTGGCAAAGATTTTGGGTTTTACACAAGTCAAGAGGCGTTCGAGATGAGGGCGTGCGTCCTCTAAGTCGATGCTGGATTCTGGATGCTCGAGTTGGATAGCGGCAGATTTCCCTTTATCCCAGCAGACAGATACCATGAGGAGCTGCAGTTTATCGCGGTGAGGATAGAGGGTATTAGTTTCAGTATCTAGCGAGATAGGAGAGTGCTCACGCGTTATTCCAGGTATAGAGTAGTTGACGATTTCCGTTACTAGGTTAGAGAGCTCTTCTACTGTACGAGGATACTGATACTCTTCGGAGAGACGCGATAGAACAGAGCGTTTGGCTTCAAGTTCTCCGACTTTATTATCCTGGACTAGCTTTAAAAAGACCTCGATTTGCCGAGAGAGGATTTCAGAATAGCCGGCTTTGGTAGCCAATTGACGCTTGGATAAAGACACGAATATGTACGCGTGTCGTCCATCAATATTTGTCTCGATTATTTTCCCAATGACGTCTGTGTATTTTCCGAATTGAATCCCGAGTGATTTTAGAGCCGTAGCACCCATGGCAAAAATGCAGATGGGCTTTTCAGGAGTTGCGTATTCAAGGAGCTCGGCGCGTAGGTTAGGTGCACATGCGACCATCTCTTTTGCGTTGGGCTTTTCAATCTGACAGCGGACGGCGTAGGTAAAACGCCCCTCGAGTTGACCAAGACGCACCAGCGCACTTTGAAAGGCGATGAAGATGGTTCGTTCGATATCAAATGACCACCCTGAATGATTTTCCTGTTCGGTAAATCCGCTCAGGAATGGAGACTCTCCTACGCAGAAGTAGTCTGTATTAGCGGGTTTTCCTCCTTTGCTGACGGTGTAGTGCTTCTTCTGATAGCTTGGACACGCCGGACAGCCTGCGTGTTTCCAAGCGTTTGATATGGTACAGGTATAACAGTCGGTAATTGTAGCTACGACGACCTCAGCTGTACCACTCTTCTTCGATGTCATCTGGGGCATTTACTTGGTCCTTTGTTTCAAGGTCCGCGGGAGGAACGGTCTTCGCGAGAACGGTATCTTCTTTCAAGTCCTCATTTAACCAATATTTTGCACGAAATACGGCTACGCCCCGCATTTGTAACCCAACGCCTAAGTGAACTTTCGCACGATTTAAAACGCCTGAGCTAAGCGTTTGGTCGATATTTAAAGCGGCAGGATGGCGTTCTAATATAGTACGTAATTGAATAGCGGACATGGCGGACTGAGTTCTAGCTTGTGGCGGAATTAAATGGGCGATAACTTGTTCGAGATTAAAAAGAAGTAGATTATCTTTTTCGTCGTAGAAAACGCCCACGCCAGAATCGTTTAATTCAAAGCGCTGTACGCGATTCGCTAAAACGCGCGCTAGCGTATAACATGTCCCTGTTTCCTTGTAATCTTTAAGGCGGATAACGTTGTATTGAAAGATTTTAGTTAGATAAGTGTCAGCATCGCTAGTACCATCATCGCGCACGATATGGTCAGCATTTGCATTTACGTAATCATCTAGGAACGAATAAGGGTCTACTCCAATTGTTTCTAAGACCGCTAGCAGAGGATAGAGTGCTGAAATAAACCGCTGTTCCACGTTGAAAGAGAATCGTTTTTTAATAGTTTCAAAGCTACCTTTGTATTTTAGGTACTTTTCACGAATGGTCGGTACTTGAGAGTAGAGTCCAAAATTCGTTGAGCGTCTTAAGCGTAAAATATCTTCAGGAGAAAAGATGCTACGAATAGTTGTATTAGGGTCGCTACGTCCAATCTCTCTCTTCATTTTGACTTGTAAAATGCGGTTCATATCTTGAGGGCGGTCTGTTCCAGTAATACTAGCGAAGATTACAGGAACATCGTATTCAAAGGTTGTAGTTCCATTCGTACCCATATTAGAAATAGTTCGTTTGCCTCCGCTACCTAATTGCATACCACGTAAGGCTTCCATAATTTGTCCACTATTTTGTACATTCTTAGGTGTATCAAATTCGAGTTCGTCAATGCAATGAAGAATGCTAGCGCCAGAAGCAGTTCGGGAAAAAGCGGGTGGAGTTATTTTAAAGAAATATCTTGAAGCAAATAAAATTTGGATATTATATGGGTCTGTCGGGTCAGTGGTAACTGGGCTAAAAACGGACATCAAGTGTGATTTTCCTGAACTAGTTTCTCCTGTAAAATGGATTAAGACTTTTCGGTCAAGACAGGACATAATTGGAAAGGTTAAAATTAATGCTGCTAAAAATTTACTAGTGGATCGTTGATGTTCGAATCCGAAACCTGCGTTAAATAACCGGCATAAATCTGTGTAAGTTTGCCGCATATCATAATCTTGTGATTCGATTATTATTTTTTCTGTTAAAGTTTCAGAATTATACCAGGGCTGCTTATGTGCGGAATCCTCCGTATAGATATCTATTACGGTATCGTCAATCCTAGGTTCGGCTGTTTTCGTGACAGTGAATTGTGAGTCTTGTCGATTTAATACGTAGGTATCTATCCCGTGCACGACCAATTCTTTATTAGGTAGATAGTGATACCCGTTACGCACTTTGGTCAGATTCGCGTCATGTTTTACGCCTACAGCTAAACTACTGAGGGCATCTCTAATTAAATCTCGAAGTTCCCTGTCACGTATTCGCCTACTATCTTTATCTTTCCCCCTATACATAGGAGGAGCGCCAACTTCATTTTCAATAAAAGGCTGTATTCCACCAGCAATAAGAACTACTTCCTGTGCGATACTCTGTGCGCAATCAATTTTGATACTCGTAAAACGACGGTCTTCTCGGTGAAAGAGTTGCAGGTATTTTTCATTAAAAGAACCTTCTTTAATACTAATAGTAGAATAGATATCTAAGAAGGTACGAGCGATACGTTGAATAAATCCATCGGTGCTCTCATCACTAGATAGGATTTCATTTATAAGAGGTTTTACACGTATTACGGGATAAAGTTCATTTATTTTCTGTGCATATATTTCTATATCGTTTTTTCTATGTAGATTTTTCCCATAGTCAGCCGCAGTAGAAGTTAAAATACTAACAGCATCCGTGTCGTATTCGTCTAATACCGAGACAACTTTATTTACCATCCAGCGCCAAGCTTGTACGTAGTTTTGTTTATCGTATAAGGCAGCGTCTATTATATCCGCGGCGATACCAGACGCAGTATAAGCGTGGTCTAAGTCTTCAGCTGTATTTAATGTAGCCCATGCGGCATCTGTAAAAATAGAAAGAGAACAATCTTGGACTGTTACTTGATTAATCCACTGCGTTACAACGTTTTCACTAGTATTCTTGTTTCCTTTTGTCGGTGCATCGCCCATAAGATATAGCTGCTGGATGTCGTTGGTCTGAATAATTTCATCGAAAGCGACAAGAGAACTCGTTCCTCCGGCACTAATAATTGCTTGTTCTACTTTTCCCGTTTGGAGTACGCGCACCATAGGCTGAAGGGCATCGAATTCCCCTTCGACTACGGTATAGCTCTTAGGCTTCGTATCGTCTCCTTCTTTTTGAAACGAAACGTATGGAGCAAAATTCAACCCAAAGAATCCAGCCGAGGTATCGAGCGCGTCTTGGATTAAGCCGAGGCGTTTAGAATCACCTGGGTCATTAGGTAGTCGAATTCTAAATGCGGCAATATGATTTTCAGTTGTACATAGCGGAAATACGACCGAGCTTACGCCTGCCGTAGTAGCGCTATTATTAATTTCACTCGAGAGAAAGTTCTTAATAAATTGTATTAATTCGATTGCGTTATATTCGGAATAAGTTTTATCTGCCCCAATCTTTTTATGAGCGAGCTTTGGGATAGCATTAAGAGGAGGAATAATTCCTATGGGTAATTTCTCTAAAAGCTCTAGGGGTATTTTTCTCGTTTCTACTAGCCAATGGACGGTCTTTATTGAGTAATCAAATTCCGTAGATTTGCCGCCAGTAATCGGTGTAACGTTATCAGGAATATCGTCCACTGCATCGGGATTAGGCGCAAACTCATCTGGATAATCGGGCTCTTCTCCTAGAGCTGAGTAGTCACAATCACTCGTATTCTCGTCCTCGAGACTTACGCTATTGCGCGGATTATTTTTGATTACGAGTTCGTCTGCATAAGATTTTGCTGCTTCGATTAGTTGGTCATGGCAAATATCGTAAAAGATTTTCTTAGCCAGCTGCGTCATATGAATGAGTTGGCTTTTGGCTACGAGGGTGTTGTCTTTAAGATGTTCGGCTCCGGGGTAGGTACTAGCAATGTATACAATTGCTTGCGGATACGTCATCCCCGTTATATGTGCGATTAATTCGATGGGGTCTATTGTGCGATAGCCGCAACCAAAGCAATACGCGTGGTGCTGCTTTGGGCGGATATGGAAAGAGGGATTCGTATCGGAGTGGTCCGGATGTGGACAAAGACCCCGAATAGAATCTCCCTTATATTTCGTAAAAGAAAATGAAGCACTCTGCGGGAGCTTTAACCAATCCGTTACCGTGAGTGCTTCCCATATGCTCGTAATATCTTTCCTTGAAAATTTAGAGGCCTCCGTCGCTTGGGAGGAGGCTTTGCTCTTGGACTTGGTCGCCATGCAGTTCTCCTGTTGCTCGGTCCTTGGCGGGGCACAGTGCTTGGTAGTCACACCAATCACAGAGACGGCTTGGTTGTACGTTGTCTAGGTTTTCAGCTGCCGCGCGTGTCGTGGTATTGAGGTGCTCCACCACCTTATCTACCCACTCGGCAACTCCAGAAACTTCGATAGGTTTGCCCACGTCGGTGTACTCATCCTGAACCCAATGAATAGCGGGTATGACGTGAGTAATCTCAGGATAGTTGGCTTTTGCCAAAAGCGTATAGGCCAGGAATTGCCAATTATAATATCCCAATCCCCGGTTTTTACCTGTTTTATGATCGATAACCATGAGATGTGGGCGGTCTTTGAAAAGAATACCTACGTCCAAAACTCCGCGGAGTAAACCCGCGTTATTATAGAAAGCGGTAGGGTTTCCCGTGAAGGTTGACGCTATCTTTTTTTCAACAAGCAAATCAGCTCCTCCGAGTTTATCGATAAAGGCAAATGTTCGGCGCAAGAAAGTTGCGACTGCAGGCATGGCCGCTTCTATTTTTTCGCGCTCAACGGTCAGCAGTGTCACCTTGGGATCGTTAAGTGCTATCCCTTTCGCATCGTCAAGGGATTTACCCGTAAGGCAGAGCTCTAGAATTCTATGAACAGTAATTCCAACTTGAGCTTCTTCTCCTGGGCGGCCTTTTGCAGTCTTTTGTATGTACGCGTACTTGAATTTTAAGGGGCATTGCTTTGCCGTATCTGCCTTGCTAGCAGACCAAGGTGCGTATTTTTTCACGAACGGAGTGGGTTCTACCGACATAGTGTAATTCCTCTCGAGAAAAAAAGACCGCTGAGGCGCGATGCTTCCTGGGAGGGAAAGCACTGCGTCTCAGCGGCCTAGGTCATACCTTATACGTCTGCGTTAATCGCTTCGTATCCGCCAAAGCCTGTGTCAGCTTCGACGGTGGTTACTGTTGCAGTACCTGTAACGGTCTGCGCGTTCTCTGATGTGGAGGGTTTACTGGTGTCGGCGTAGCAACGAGCGATGGCAGGGAAGACATAGTCCCGACCTGCAGCGCAGTAGAAAGCGTCACAGAGCGGATGTAGCGCTGCGGGGACTACGCCTTCGGGACCGGGTATTGCTTCCACGGTAAAGACGAACCAACGATTTTTCTTGTCAGTACTAACTTGTGCAGCGGTCTTTATAGAGTACCAGCGTTGCCAAAGCTGTGGAGTTCTCCCTGCGAACTTGAGCAACTGGCGGCCGGCGCCTTCCGATGTTCGAGCAAAACGCACCAAGGCGATTTCTTTTCCATCTTGGGCGAGCATAAATGCGCTGATGTTATTCTTGCACGTCATTTCGGTTCTGTCCGCACCGGGACGCCAGGGGAGATACTGACATTTTTGACACTCTCCGAAAGTGCTTCCCATTTTGCGGTCGTTTGAATAGCAAATTGTTTTAGGGAGCGAATTTGGGTCAGGCTTCTCGGTGTATTCACGTCCTTCCCAAATAAAAAGCGGAGTACCGATGAATTCTTTTCCGACTTTATTGTCGGCGCCTGCACTGTAATACATCTCGCCCGGAATTAAATCCGGTGGGCGTTGGGGGTCATTTCCTGTTCCATGGAAGAGTTTGAGGTCTGCATGGAAAGACTGAGCTCGGTCGCTGACGATTCCTTTTCTTTCAGGGCTGAGTCTCTTTAAGATATCGTAAAGAGTATCCTTTTGAGAGAGGTCATCAGGGAGAGCATCGACGAGCTCGAAAAGCGCATCGGGGTTTTTGTAATCGCGGTCAACACTTAGGATGCGTTGCCCGTATTCGCGAACGAAGGACGCGTATTCTTTGTACTTTTCGAGGATGGGTGATTCAAGCTTCGTGATATTACTCATCTTTTTTCCAGGTACCTTTCTTTCCGTGTTTTTTTCAGGGATAGGAATCCTACCACTGGGATGTTGCCTTGCGCAAGTCTCCTGTGCTCTAATATAAATAAACAGGAGGTATTTTTGTAAATGAGCGAAAACTATAGCGACCGAACATTCCAGGCGTACTATAACGATGTTGGTCGGCATGCTATAATAACAGCTGCCGAAGAGTACGCATATTTGGTTCGTTATAAAACTTGCCCGTGTTGTAATAAACGACTGCCGAAACTTGTGCGACAGAATGTGTGTCCAGCCTGTCGAAAACCAGTTACCGAATATCTGCCTCAAGGGCGTCCTGTTATTTGTGTAAAGTGTACTACACGTTTTGACTCTTTTAAACCTCCTTCGTACTGCCCGTTGTGCGGGGCGAATCGTGATTTAGAAGCGCGTGAAAAACTCTTACAGGCCAACCTCCGTTTCGTTGTGAAAATTGCCAAAAAATTTGCTAAGACCCCGCAGTCAATTCAGCGTCTTATCTCTGCCGGAAATGTGGGGTTAGTCTTAGCGATAGATAAATATGAGTTCAAGCACGGCACTCGTTTTCTTACCTATGCCGCTTGGTGGATCAGAAAAGAAATGTGGGACGAGTTACATAAAACGAGCCTCGTGCATATACCGTTACACAGACAGCGTGATAAAAAATCGATGCCAGAGTATGACAGTTTTGAGTTAATGGTTGAGCAAGACCTCTCGCAACATTCCCTTATACCACTAGAAAGCACACCTTCTCACGCGAGTATGGCGAGCGAAGACGGTGAAGTTGAGGCGAAGGTAATCGACGCGGATAGCGCAGCGCTCTTACGCAAAATGGTAGACGGTTTAGACTTACGCCCTCGAGACAAGTTTATTATTCTACAGCATTACGATGTCGCGGAAGAGGCACGTAGGACTGAAGAAAAAACGTTAATGCAAATTGCGTCTGCTGCGGGGATTACGTCTGAGAGAGTTCGTCAGATTCGAGATGGGGTGTTGGTGAAGTTGAAGGCGAAGTTGCAGAAGTCTTGCTCAATCGGGGATTTTTCAGAGCTTTATTAGTCGGAGTCTGCCAGACTCACCGCCATTTGGAGTCCTTGCATAATGCAGCTGTACTTATTGCGCGTAGGCGGGTTGCGCGCATTGTTCTTTTTATCCTGATACTTGTTCAGAAGCTCTCCTAGACGCTTAGAAGAGAGGGGTTTCATGGACTTGAGATACCCCGAGTCGAGGTAGTCGTAGTTCTCTTTTTTGATGGCGATTTTACGGCCGCGCTTTTTCTCTTCCTTTTTACCCGCTGCCTTATCGACGGCGCGGCGCTGGCCTACCCACTTGTCGACTACCGCGGCGATGGTTCCTGTCGTGAGCTTCCCCGCCTTTACTTTTTCGATAATGCGGTCGAAGTACTTCACGTCACGAGGATCGTCGTAGTTGAATCGGCACAGAGCAATCGCTGCCGTGACGTCGAGCTTGCCCGTGCTCAGCATCTTCTTGGCTTCGTCAGGGAGGCATTCCAGGCGGAGGTACTGATTGACTTGGTTGTCGCTGTAGCCCGTGGCTTGGGCTATTTCCTTCACGGTATTTCCCAAGTCGCGCTGCGCGCTGAAAGTTCGGCTAAGTTCCAGAGGAGTGTGGTCTTCTCGTGCGAGATTTGCCAGGAGGCTCTGAAGCTGTGCTTGCTTTTCGTCCGCGCACGTGGACACGGTAACAGGCACTTCGGTGATGCCCGCTTCCTTGAGTGCGGCATACCGTCGGCGCCCATCGATGAGCTGCAGCTTGCCGTCAGTACGATAGAAAACGACGAGAGGTACCAGCAATCCTTCGGCAACAATAGACTTCGTCAACTTGTCGATGTTCTGGAGCTTATCGCGATTCCAAGTACCGGAGAGCTCGATGTCCTTGAGCTTCACCTTTGTCGTGGCCATGGGAGCGTCTTTTTTCCCAACCACGATTTCCTTCTTCTTCGGATTCACAAAAATTGGTGGAGCTTCTTTTGGAATCGTTATCGGAAGAAGTTCGTCGATGGTTCCGACGAGCTCGTTATAGGCAGCTTCTTCTTCCGCTTTTTTGTCCACAGTTGTGACTGGAACTTTTTCAGTTTCAAAATCGTCTTGTGTCATACCGGTTCGTCTCCTGTTTCACGCAGTTCGCGCAGTACGGCATCCTTGTCAACCAAGCGGAGGTCTATGTGCCTCATGGGGGTCCCCTCAAGGATGGCTCCAAGGGCATGGAAGAGCTCCACCGCCAACGGAATCAGGCTGTTGTCGCTGTTGTACACGACCATGTACAACGCCCGGATTTTTCGAATGGCGTCGCGGTCAGACCCGCGGAACCTCTTCGAAGGGGGCGCTGCCGTGGACGATGCAGCGCGGGGTTGGGCTCTCGGCATCTAACACCTCTGCTCCGCAAAGAGGACACCGCAGTTTTCCATCTGCAGCATTCTTTTGTAGGTCGGAAATGGACTCTTCCACCCCATACTTCTCCATCAGATCGCCTCTTCCACTTCGGTCTCGGTGGTAGTCGCGGCTGCATCAACCATCGCAGCTGCTGTCTCACCCTTCTTGGCGCGCGGCTTGCGGACCTTGGGCTCGGCATTCGCGTCCTGCTCGTTGAAGATGTCCGCGACGAGGTCGGTGATGCGTGCCGTACAGCCTCGGCGCTTGCCCTCTCCGGCCTCGCGCGAGCAGATATCGTAGAGAACCTTGTGCTCGTACTTCTTGGTCTCCGGGTTGAGCTGCAGCACGATGATTGCCGGAGGCTCGTCGACCTCCGCCAGGCCGGCGACGACTTCCTCGATGTGGGCGAGGGTCACTTTGCGGGTCTTGCTCTGGTCCATGAGGCGCTGGGCATCCTCGAGATTCCCAATGGATTCTTCGGCCTTACCACAGCGTCCGCACTTCTTCGTGATCTTCAGTTGAGCGTTCATTCTTTGAATTACCTCTTGAGTTTTTCTAACGTTTTCGGTCCGACAATCCCGTCGACGACGAGAGATTCTGGGCGATTGTCATTACATCTCCGTTGAAAGCTGATTACGACCTCCTTTGTTTTTTCTCCGTAAATACCATCGACAGTCAGTGCGAAGCCTCGGTTAACGAGAAGCTGCTGGATGTCCTTGATGGCGGGGAGAGTGGTTGCTTCAGTTTCTTTGTCGGGCTCGGTCTCGAGTCCGTACTCCGGGTTCTCGATGCAGGTATCTTGGTCATCAAACTCTTCGGAACAGATGAAGTCGTTCGATGGAAGATAAACAGTCTCTATGGCCATCTGGAAGGCTTTGAGCTCTTCCAGTGGATAATCTTCGAAAACGGCAGTGTTTACGTCCGCAAATGGCCAGAGAGGTCCCATGTCGAACTTCCCCTCTTGCCACTGCGAATGCTGTGACATGCGCGCGGGAGAGAGGAGGGAGTCGTCTGTCGCCCAACGAATGATGCGTTTGAGTTTGATGTTGTTCGTAACCTGATCTGCAGTGAAAGGCTGGAAAAATTTGGCGCCTTTATAAGCGGGAGAGACAGGCTGGGGCGGGAGTTCTTTTACCAGTTTAGCCGGGATATTTTTCCCATTCCACATGACCCAGTCTTCTCCGATGCTGCGGACAGGGCCGGCGTTCACCATCTCGATGCTCCAGCTGTCCGCGTTTCGAGCGGGAGTGTGCCAGGCCCCATGCATCAGTGGGACGATGTAGAAAGGCTTCGTGTGGTAGCCGAGCACGAAATGAGTTGAAGCCCTACTTTTTGAAGAAGAACCAAACCAATTCAGCGTCGAAACATGAGAAATACCTGCGGTGAAGTGGTCGATCCACCACAAAGCGGGCTTTGTCAGAAGGCGGTTAGGGTTGCACTTGGTCGTAGGATACAGAACCTTGGCGGTCTTTCCGAGTGCTTGCAGGATGCGGGCGTGGGAGTCGATAAAGAGTGCGTTCAAGCATGCACAGGCGTCTTCTTTGCTGAGTCGGATGGACTCAGACAGCTCCCAAAAGTGTTCGAATGTCGTGTTGGAAGCTAGGGCTTCACTCTCGATAAAGTCCCAGAACTTCTTCTCTTTTGTGTAATCGAGCAATCCGTCCATGCGCATCACCTCTTTCCTCGGCACCGGCTGTAATAACCACAGAAGGTAAGAGAACAGTGCCAACCTGTGGGGGCACAGCGAGGGAAAATTCCCGCCTTTATGTTCCGTGCTACCTCTGCAACGTCTTCTAACAAAATCGTTTTGTCCTGTCGACTGCGTTTGCTTGTCACCGCGGTATATTTCGTACCCGTTTTTAGCCACGCAAGGAAATCGATTCTAACGCGGTCGGTGTTTTCCGCAATAGCATAAAACGTTAATTGTGGCTCATTTTCAATTCGGGAGGCAGGCCAGAGACGTTTTACTGTTTTAAGGTCGCTAACGACCTCGATCATCTGGGGATTTTTGGGGTCGTTCTCTAAACTCATGTCCGGGTTTTTCACGGAGTCGACGAGGTCGATGATACCGAGAACCGGAACTCCGCACAATTCACGCGACCATTTAAACGTATGTTCCACTCGTACTGGATTGATGTACGGTACCGCATCATTGTAATAAGTCCTAAACATGCGGATTGCTTTATCTTTTGCGTCTCCTTGCGTCTCCTCTTCCCACTCTTCAATCGTAGGAGCCTGCTCATCAAATTTGTCGGAGACCGCGGCGGCCCCCTCTTCAATGGAGATAGGCTTGCCGTGCTTAATGGTGTGCTTGTGGGTTAGCTCAGCTCCTTTGTGCACCGCGGTTCCGCGAATTTGGGCGATGCCCGGGGGCTTTACGAGCTGCATGATATACGCGTACTCGTACTGGCGCGGGCAGCGCTGGTAGGTGTTGTGCTGAGAAGGTGAAAGATATCCCTTGGGAAGCTCGGGGTCGAGCCAATCCTTGTCTTCCAGCTCAGTTTTTTCCGGGGTTACGGGGTCGAGGTCATCGAGCTCTTCACTCATCACGGTTGCTCCTAACGTAAATAATGGGTTCACCCGGCGGTAGGTTTGCTTCGGATTCGTTTCGTTCGCGTGTTGTAACTTCTCCGTCTTGGGAGTATTCGTACACTATCCCCTCGAGCTGATGGCTTTCAGTCATAATTTGGGCCATTTCTTCCGGAGACGATTCAGGAGGAGGCACAGGTACTTCTTTTGGAGTCGTCAGATATTGTTTTAGGTGTGGTGGATTAGGAGGTGTTACGGGATAGATTTGCCTATTCAAACCAAAGATGTTTAGATTTGTACCAATAATGACTCGGTCATCCGGGATAAAAGCGATATGTGTAACGTCCGCGTTCAGGGCCTTGGCAAGAAGGAGTTTGAGTTCTTCAACGGTTATAATGATTTCCACTTCTTATGATCTCCGGTGAAACAGTTTCTCGGCTGATGTTGGACCGGTGTATACACCCGGCCGCCCAGGGAATAATCTTTTCCTTCAAGCAGTCCGCGTAGCGGTTACAGAGAGCACAGCTCACTTTTTCCGTGAGCATTTTAGCGATATCTTCTCTGTTATCCAGTGCCACGAGCTGCTGAATCTCGACGCTATCCCGGGCGCACAGACGATATACGACGGTCTTCCGCGTTTGCCCTATCCGATATTCTCGGGCTCGGGATTGCAACCAGTGCTCCAGCGACCAAGATCGACTGTAATACACCGCGTAGCGAGAAGCCACGAGATTTATTGCGATGCCTGTGGATTCTTGCCCGAGATACGCGCGACAGTTAATATCCGTGCTGAAATTATTGACGAGCGTCTTTATGCGATGCGTTGATGACCCGTCTACGCGCACGTATGCGTAGTTTAACTTTTTCAGAAGCTTCTCAATGTCATCCATCTCCGCCATCATATTTGCCCAAATGACAACTTTTTCTTCTGGGTTATCTAAGAGGTCTTCTAGAAGGTCACTCAAGGCCTCGAGCTTAGGATTATGTGTATATCTGAGTGTGTTCTTTTCGAGCATCTCTCGAAGCTTTTCGTAGCGCTCGCACTGCTTCGTTCCTGGAGCGATACTGTTACGGACACAACGCATAACATACTGACATATGTCGCAAACTTGACCCATAGTTTCATCTTTTAGATACAGAAAACCGCTGCATATTTGGAGAAGTTTGTTTAAGCGGACGCCACCGTTGAGATTCGAAAGCTGTCCGTATTCTCCAAAGTCTAAGTCAACGCGCTTTACGAGGGCGTTATAGTCCTTGAGCTGTTCCGGAGACAGAGTAAACATTACATCCACATCTCTAAGCTCCGGTAAATCAACGCAATCATCTATAAGCTTTTCACTCGAAAGGCTGTTAATGCGTTGGCTAATGATATTGAGATGCCGGTATCCTGTTATTATGTGCGCGTTCGTAGGGGATGTAATACAGAACTTATTCGCGTATTCCATATAGTTTTCGGGGCACATATATTTGGCCAAGGCATTCATCTGGGGATAAAGGTCCAAAGGATTTCCCATGCTGATAGTTCCAGTGAGTAAGTAGCGCCGCGCTGCGTGTTTACAGAGCTCCATGACCGCCTTCGTACGCTTACTCTTGATATTTTTTATGCGATGAGATTCATCTAAGATAATGATTTCATACGGAAAATCTGTAAGACAAAAGTCCTTAGATAGCGCTGCGACCTTACACTTGATAGCCGCGAGGGACACTAAATTTTGATAATCATCTAGAATCTCTAGCGCATTTTTCTCTGTTAAACCCTTAAGGAGTTTTTGTACCGCGAGTGGCACAGGGAGTCGACCGGTTTTTAGGCGTTTAATCACTGGAGCTGGAACTGTGTGGACTCCGTAAAGACGTGCGGCATCGTAGGTTGTGAGCAGAATATCACAAGGACCCGCTATAGCTTTTTCTAAAGCTTCGAGTTTCTTTTGCCGCGTGGTCCCTTTGAGAACTGCAGCTTTTAAAGAGCCGTTGGAGTGGAGCTCTATCTCGGTAATCCAATTGTCGATGGCAACTACCGGTGCGATGATAAGAGTTTTCTTGCGCAGCTTATTTAAGGCTTCAATTGCAACCTTTGTTTTCCCTGTCCCCATTTCCCAACGTAGCGCCCAGCGATAGTTGTACAAAAGTTCTGCAATTCCTTCGTTTTGATGTTCGTAGTTGGGGTAGGGGCCGAGAGGAGGGGTGGACTGGACCTCCGACAAGAGCTCCTCGTAGGAGCGTATTTTAGACAGGTATGCCCGAGCCTCATCGCTGTACTGGACGCCTAAAGCCGCAAAATCATTTTTTACTTTCTCCAGAAATGGGGGGTATGCGGGATACATCCAAGCATTGTATTGTTTCAAATAGGTGCCTCCGTAGATTCGAGATAAGATATCGAGATTCCCCGTGATAATAAATGCGGGAGTCCTTGCTGAGAGTACAAACGTAGCTTCCATCCTGTCGCTCCTTACGATAGAATTTGGTCAGTCTCGCGGACTAAAAAAGAAAGTTGAACCATGACTACGATTTCCGATACGACGTTAATGGCCACGGGTGGATTGGGTCACTCTAACCCATACTTCACCTATAGTCAGCTCTTTGCTCCCAAGCGATTGAAGGAACTTTTCAAGATGTGCGAGTACCTGTTTTATAACAGCCCACACATCTTCGCAGCCCTTCGAAAGTTTGGAGAATATCCTATAACAGAGATTACGTATGATACGGATAATATTCAGTTAAAAGAGAAGCAGAAGAGTCTCCTAGAAAAGGTTGTCCGCGCAAAAGAATTTCTGTTGAAATCCACGCTGGATAAATATATTTATGGAAACTCCTTCACTTCTATGTACCAACCGTTCGTCCGTTATTTGACTTGTCCAAAGTGCAAGGCGGCTACGAATATCAAGTTCGTGGACTATTCTTTTACACTGCAAACTTTAACGTTTGCTTTTAAATGCCCCGCCTGCGAGCGTCAAGTAACTGTGGGTGAAGATAACGTTGAGGACCGGAAGCTGATGCTCACGAAGGACATCAACTTCATTCGCTGGGACCCCAAGTGTATCGACATCGAACACAACGTTTTTACAGGAGAATCCGTTTACTATTATTCGATTCCTTCGGATACGGCAGCGCAGGTTCGACGCGGGCAGAAGCATATCATCGACACGACGCCCTGGGGTTTTCTGCAGGCTATCAAAGAGCACAAGCCTTTTAAGTTCGCCCCCGAGGCCCTCTTCCACATGAAATTTTGTGCGCCGGCCGGTGTGAACCCGCAATGGGGCTTGCCGCCCCTCCTCCCAGCGCTCGACCGCTTTTTCTATACGCAGGTGTTGCGTAAAGCGAATGAGGCTATTGCGCTCGAGCATCTCGTGCCCTTCCGTATCGTGTCCCCCGCGGCGACGTCGAGTAGCGGAGACCCCATCCAGTCTATCAACCTCGCCCGGTGGATAGACAACATGAAGAAGAACGTGCAGGACTGGCGCAACGACCCGCTGCACATCATGTACGCGCCCATCCCCGTGGCTGTCTCGCAGTTGAATGGGCAAGGACGAGCTCTTCTCACCCTCGGAGAAGTCCAAGAGGCAGAGAAGTCCCTCGTGGCTGCCCTTGGAATTCCGCTCGAGTTCCTCTATGGCGGACTCACGGGTCAGGGCATGAGCGCGACCTTGCGCATGATTGAGAACCAGCTGGCGACGCATGTCAGCGACCTCACGGACCTCCTTCAATGGATGACGGATTCCTGCAGCAAGTTTTTGGGGTGGGAGTCCATTCCGGTGGGACTTATTCCTTTCCGGATGGTGGACGATAATGAAAAGAAGGGAATGCTTTTTCAGCTCTGGCAAGCGGGACTTCAGGGAATGGGACCTCAGACAATTTCGACGACAACGATGGCCGAAATCAACGACATCGATGTGCAAAAAGAGTATGGAAGAATCAAAGAAGAGACGTTGCAAAATGCGCGTCGGACACAAGAACTGCAGCGTGAGATGCAGAAGATTCAAAATACGATGGCCCAGCAGATTCAGCAGGAGGCCGGCGCCGGAGCTCCACAGGGCTATGACCAGCAGCAGGTCATTGCGAACGCTGACAATTTGGCACAGCAGTTTTCACAGATGGACCCCTCGACGAGAAAGAGCCAGCTTCACCAGCTTCAGATGGAAGACCTCGTAATGTACTCGGTGGTCATTCAACGCCTTGAGCAACAACAGACCGTGGCGCGGCAGCAAGCAACCGTGCAACAGGGGGCAATGTGATGAAAAGTTTTATTGACGCTATTAACGATTCTAGAGCAACGTCTATTGCCGAACCCGTTGCGCCCTTGGATAACGTAGCGATGTTCATGCCCGAAGCTAAGAGCGTCCTAAAAGGAAAACAGACAACTTTTGGGCAAGGTCTGAACTGTAACGGACATTCAAAAGTGTTCGTTCTTTGGCGTCCGTGGACTCAATGCCATCGCTGTCTTAAAAAAATAGAGCACGGAGAATTTGAGCTCCCGGATGTGGGAGACCATGAGTGTCCGCACACTATGCGTGAGGACTATGAAGCCATTTTAGATAGCGGCCTTCGGGGTGACGTTCTTTTTCAAACACAGGAATACTTCACGCTCCATGACGGCACGCGCTGTTGCCACGCTGTTTGGTTGACTATGGATGCCAAAGTATCGGAGTTGGCCGCAAAAAGGCAGGAGGTCGCCGAGACTTTTTCCCCGTTACATTCCTCGATAATCGCGGAGATGAAAGCGGAGGCGGAGAAAAAAGAAGCCCTGGAGGCTTCTGAGGACGAACCTCAATGATTCTGCCTCCAGGGCAGGTTTTAGCGACGCAGCACGGCTATTAGCAGCGCTGCCAGAATCATTGCGGGCTGGATGACCATTTGTTATCACCTCCTTTCATGGGGGGTGACAGTAGTGGTCTCCTCTCTAGTTCTTGTACCCGAAATCGAGGTCACATATGAAACTGATACCTATCCTTCAAAACCCCAATGAGAAGCGTGAGCGCATCCGCGATAAAGTAATTGAAGGACTGACCGAGTCCTTTCCGATTACAGCACGTAATAAAATTATCGAGGTCACGGATGTTTCTTTTACTCCGAGAGATTACACCTCGAACGAGCAGAAGATGGCCATCCTTCGGGGAGATTCTCTTTTTGAGACAGCGAAGGGTACGGTACGTATAAAAGATGCGAAAACAGATAAGGTTTTAGACGAGGCTAAAAATTTCACTCTCGCCCGCGTTCCGTGGTTCACTCCGCGACATACGCTCATCGTTGCTGGAAATGAATATTCGATTGCGAACATGGTACGGCCAAAGCCAGGCGTGTACGCACGTAAGAGGGCTAATGGAATCCTCGAAGCTAGTTTTAATACTGTCGGCACCTCGAACTTTAATGTCACCATGGACCCGGAGAAGGGAGAACCAGAGCTCGAGTACGGTTCTTCCAAAATACCTCTTTACACAATTCTCCGAGCCTCGGGAATCTCCCATGACGCTATCGCTAAAAAGTGGGGTAGTGCACTAGCGAACGAAAATCAGAAGCGTCTTGAAAAGAATCTTCCGCAGCATGTCGACAAGCTTTATCGAAAAGTAGTTCCTGCTTACGCTATCCTTCCAGATATGACCGTGGACTCCAAGATGGAGGAGGTCCTTGCGCGGTATAAAAAGGCGACGATGGACCCAAAGGTTAATGAGAAAACCTTGGGAACAGCGTACGGGCATGTGACTCCTGATAGCCTCCTCGACGCTTCGGCAAAGGTGCTTAACATTTTTCGTAATCCCGAGGAGGTCGATGACCGCGATAACCTCGATTTTAAATCGTTGCGTTCTGTAGAGGACTTTTTCAAAGAGCGTATCCAACTCGATGCGCGTGATATTGGTCGGCGTGCAGCTATCAAGCTTGAAAATACGCCAGAGGTCCGTAAGGCTATGACTTCTGGAGCTTTTACTCCAGGCCTTGTCAAGTTCATTACGGGTTCGCAGCTTGCGGCGATTCCCACGCAGACGAATCCGATGGAGCTCATCGATACAGCCGTGCGCGTGACGTCGCTGGGTGAAGGCGGTATCAGCTCTGAGCGGGCTATTCCCATGGAAGCGCGGATGATTCATCCGACACAGATTGGGGCGCTCGACCCGGTTCGTACTCCGGAGTCCTTCCGCGCGGGTATCGACGTACGTGCGGCGCTCTCGGCAGCACACGATAAAGATGGAAACATTTTTGTCCCGATGATTGATACTAAAACGGGAAAGCAGACTTATATCCGAGCAGGAGAGATTGCAACTTCGACTGTAGCGTTCCCACAACAGGTTATGAAAGGGAAAATTTCAGCTCTGGTAAATGGCAGAATTGCTACGGTGCAAGCGAATAAAGCCCAGTATCAAATTCCCCATTCTTCGGTGATGTACGGTCCGACCTCAAACCTCATTCCTTTTATGGAGTCTCTGCAGGGTAATAGACAGCTGATGGGGTCGAAGCATCAGACGCAGGCCATCTCTCTCGTGGACAGGGAAGCTCCTTATGTGCAGGTGATGTCTCCCAGCGGTAAATCTTTCGAGCACGTTATGGCTACGGTTGTGAATCCCACGTCTCCTGTAGCGGGGACGGTTGAAAAAGTAGACGGAGATTATATCTATATTCGTCCGAATGCTAAGACGGCGGCGGAAACAAAACCCGAGCTTGTCCGAGTTTCGTACGATACATATCTCCCTATGGCAGCGAAGACATATCTGAATCATGACGTTACGGTAAAAGCGGGGGACTCCGTAAAAGCGGGAGACATTCTAGCTGAATCTAACTTCACGAAAGATAAGACGCTGGCCCTGGGTAAGAATCTTTCAGTTGCGTATATGCCCTATTACGGTGCGAATTCAAACGACGCCGTCGTTATCAGTTCCGGGGCGGCAAAAAAGTTGACGTCTGAGCGTCTCTACAAAATCGTTCTCCCGCGCGACGCTGATATCGTTTTTGACCGAACGAAACATAAGACGTATTACGGGCATACATATGGGCACGATTATTACGGAGGAGTAGATGAAGAAGGAGTGGTAAAGCCAGGGGCAAAGATTAATGGGGGAGAGCCTGTTGCTTTTAGTCTCCGTAAATCTACACTTACTTCCGATGATATTCTTTTGGGGCGTCTGCATAAGTCTCTCGTGCGTCCATTCCGAGACGCAACACAGACTTGGGACCACGACCACCCCGGGGAAGTGGTGGATGTCGTTAAGACTCCAAAGAGAATTGCTATAACAATTAAAACGCAAGAGCCTATGCAAATAGGAGACAAGCTCTGCTATACCGAGGATACGGAGGTTTTAACAAATAATGGATGGAAATACATTAGCGATATTTCAAAAGAAGATATTTGCTATACACTCGATAGAGAGGGATTCATTCACCTCTGCCGCCCTACACATTTTCACGCCTATAACTCTGCTGATAAATTATTTTTGGTGCGGTCACAACAAGTGGACCTCTCTGTTACGCTAGACCACGGACAAGTCGTAAAAAAAGGTGAGGGAAACCAACTCACCCCTTCACATGAATTACTCGATAAACCTTTTCAGTTAATTCGCACAGGTACTTGGGCTCCGGAGAGAGCGTATGACGCAGATGACGCGTGGTGTGCGCTTATGGGTCTCTACGCCGTAAAAGGGCATACCAGAATTCCCGAACTCGTACAGGGAACTTTTGAGCATGTTGTTGAAATCTTTCTGCGCGAGAAGCTTCAAGAAGGAGAGAAGTTGTGGTTAGAGGGGATTTTAGGAAAATTGGGAATGACAGATAAGAGCCGTATCGACGATGACATTCTTACGATTAATGACCCAGTTCTATATGCAGAGTGTCGGACTCTAGGAGATATCGTCGAACGGCGCCTCCCTAAATCAGTCTTTTCTCTAAATGCGGGACAGGCTGGAATAGTTATTGATAGCGCTTTGAAAGCAGCAGGTCACCAGACCGGATGGAGTCGAGATAAACAAGGAGACGGGACGGATACCTGTGTAGTCTCCTCGCGTCAACTTGCGGACGACTTACAGCGCCTGGCCCTCCATGCCGGGTATTCAGCCAATATCGTTGTCCATACGGTAAAACGTCCGCTTTATACCAAGCGTTACTCGTTACGTTTTTTACGTAAGCGGAGTTTTCCCATCATCAATAACCCGCGGAGTAACAAAAAAAATACGAGGGTAATAGATTCTAAAGCTCCTGTGTTCGGAGTAACGATTCCTAACCACACCCTCTACGTGCGCGTCAACGGAAAGCCTGTGTGGTCGGGCAACTCTGGAAGGTACGGGAACAAGGGCGTGGTCTCGGAGATTGTTCCAGACGACCAGATGATTAAGGACGAGGCTGGAAAGCCCGTCGATGTTCTTCTTACTTCAGCCGGCGTCGTCTCGCGCGTTAATCCGGCACAGATTATTGAGACTGCTGTAGGTAAGGTCGTAGAGAAGACGGGAAAACCAATTATCGTAGAGAATTTTACCGGTAGGGATAACGTCCAGTGGGCCAAAGACCTCTTAAAAGAGCATGGCGTAAAAGATAAAGAGACCGTATTCGACCCGCGGTCAGGTAAAAATATTCCTAATGTTTTTGTGGGTCGGCAATATATCTTTAAGATGTTCAAATCCACAGATACAAACTACAGCGCTCGCGGTGTGGATACTTACGATGCGAATATGCAGCCTACGAAGGGCGGTAAAGAGAGTGCGAAGGCCATCGGAAAGATGGAGTTCGACGCGCTTGTTGCCCACAACGCTCGCAATGTATTAAGAGAATCCTCTGTTTTGAAGAGCCAAAAAAATGACGAGTACTGGAGGGCGTTGCAGCTCGGGTATCCTACTCCTCCACCCAAGACTTCTTTTGCGTCTGACAAGTTTTTCAATATGCTGACGGGAGCGGGTGTTCGTGTAGACCGCTCGGGTTCGAAGATAGGGCTCGCACCCCTCACAGATTCGGACGTCATGGAGATGTCGGCGGGAGAAGTGAAGGACGCAAAGCTTGTCAGCTCTAAAAATCTGATGCCGGAAAAAGGAGGCCTATTCGACCCCGCCGTTACGGGTGGAATGAAAGGGACGAAGTGGTCCCATATTTCGCTGGCCGAGCCTATTATCAATCCCATTTTCAAAGAGCCGACGCGCCGGCTTCTGGGAATGACCGAGTCACAACTAGATACGACAGTGCGAACAAAAGGTATTGGGTACGTTCGGGACGAGCTCGCAAAAATTGATATCGTTAAACGCGAGAAGGATATGCTCGACGCGGCTAATACGCGTAAGGGAACCCCTCTCGATGACGCGACTAAGCAGATAAAATATCTGCGTGCGTTGAAGGCTCAAAATCTCACGCCGGATAAGGCCTATATCTCGAGTGTCATCCCTATTCTTCCTCCTATCTTCCGTCCGGTTCTTCCTGGAAAAGGTGGGCAGGAGCTTATTTACGGGGATATTAATCCTCTCTACAGGGATTTGGTGTACGTAAATAATCAGTTTAAAGAGCTGAAGAAGTTTGGAAAACTCCCTGAGGAAGAAGCCAAGCTTCGAGGGACGCTGCAGGACGCGGTGGGAGCGGTGTATGGAGTCAATGACCCCATTACACAGAAGTCGAAGAGCCGTAATCATAAAGGCTTCCTGACCTATATCGCAGGGCAGGGAAGTCCGAAATACGGATACGTTCACTCGAAGCTTTTAAAGAAGCAACAAGACCTGGCGGGGCGTGGAACGATTGTCCCAGATACGACCTTGGGAATGGACGAAGTAGGTCTTCCCGAGAATATGATTTGGACGATGTACAAACCGTTCCTAATTACTCGGTTGGTGCAACAGGGATATCCGGCATTGCAGGCTAAGGAGATGGTCGACGATAAACATCCCGCAGCGCGTGAGGCGATGATGCGCGAAACACGTGAGCGTCCAGTTATGATCAACCGCGCTCCGACGTTGCATCGATATAGTATCGTGGGTGCTTATCCGATTCCTGTAGCAGGTAAAACAATTAGGATAAATCCTTTTACAGAAGTGGGCCTGGGCGCTGATTTTGATGGTGACGCGATAACAATTCACACTCCATCAGGTATTAATGCGATTGAAGACGTAAAACGAATGACGCTTTCAAACACGCTCTACACGGATAAAGCTCGCGGTGACTTGTTAGTTGCACCCCAAATGGAAGCAGTCATGGGTCTGGCCCAAGCGACCGCCACACAATCCACGGGACATGCAAAGGTTTACAAAACCAAAGCAGAGGCAATGGCGGACTACAATTCAGGGAAGATAGGCCTTGGAACGAAGGTCACTATTAAGGACCAGCAACTGTGACAGATTCTCCGACCATCATCTCTGGAATTAAGAACATCACCAAACAGGATGTGATTGATTATTACAAAGACCCGATGGTGCGGGAAAACCTTTTGCGCGCTACCGGAGACAAGCCAGTCCTGACAGTGATGCAGCGTGAACCTGGGACGCCTATCTATCGGCGCTATGACAGGAAGAAGCAGCCCATCCTTTTGAACATGGACTCGCTGGACGACCTCGCTAAACAGCGTACCGTAGAGTTCCACGCTACACTGGGCGAGGGTACTCGAGAAATATGGGTAGACTTAGACCCAGGTGCGGCTGTATCCCCTGGAAATCTCAAGAGAACCGTTAAGCACGTCGATGACCTTTTGAAGAAGTTACCTGAGGTCAAAAATACCCGCATCGTCTTTTCAGGTGGGCGCGGCTACCATGTCCGGGCTGAACTCGAGAAAGAACTGAAGACGAACGCTGCCAAGAAGCTCCTACAGAAAACGCTGCAGCCTTTGTATGACTCGGGGTCGACGCTTGTCGACGTTCCTCCGAGAGGCAATCAGATACGGCTGGATACCTCGACGTTTCATCCAAAAGGGTCTCTGCGAGCTCCCTACTCTCTGAATGCGACAACTGGCCTTGTGGCGCTTCCCGTTGCGCGTGAGAAGCTAGATACATTCAATCCACAAGCCGATGCGAGTATAAAGAGCGTCCTCTCTCAAAAAGACATTGGAGAGTTTGCTCCGGGTATCCCTCGTGACCGTACGACGCAGTTGCTTCCGACAGCTTCAGGTAAAAACTGGACGTTGGCGGTGCAGAAGCACGTTGCGGATAAAGCAGGCCCGCATTGGGACCTTCGACTGGTAGACCCGGAGACACAGTATGCTCATTCTTGGGCTGTTCCTAAGGCTTCTTTTCCAGACAATAAGCCGCGTTTGGCGTTGCAGATGCCGACCCACAGCGCAGGCTACGCCCTTACTTTCGGGGAAAAAGGACCACAGAAAATTCAAGAGGGTTATGGCAAGGGAACTGTTGAGATGGCCCACAAAGAGCCGGTGCAGGTGTTAGAAGTCAACCCGAACAAGGTTGTATTCCAGCGCGGCTCCGGAGACACTCTGGCGATGCATCGAACGAGTGAGAATAAATGGTTGCTCCGAAAGGCGACGAACATGACTGAGAAGACTGCTTTTTACACTGCGGGTTATCGCACTGCTCTTTTGAAGTTAGGTGTAGCGGTAACTAAGCCTGTTGGTATGCGGGGAAAAGAAATGTCCCATGGAGAAGGGAATCGTCCTCTTGAAAGTTCTGACACGCATCTTCCCGCGGGGCAAGTGGCGATGATGTTCCAGGGTCTTCCGAACGCTAAGCGGCGTGGAGGCGGAGTCACTCTTGAAAATGTGCCTGCGGTGGGAGACAACAACGCTGAATGGGGTCCCGCACAAGATGTTATGCAATTCAACGGCGCCTCTCCTTATCTATCAGGACGCGAGTAATGGCAGATCGAACTGACACGTTTGGACGCTTACTGGTAAACGACCTGTTGCCAGAGGAGCATAAAGTCTCAGGACCAATAACGAAGAAATCTTTCTATAAGATGCTCGATACGATGTCTCGAGAAACTCCAGATGTGTATATAAAAGTTGTTCCAGAATTAAAAAGACTTGGAGACCGCCTTGCCACGACTGAAGGTCTTTCCGTGGGGTTGGACGATATCACCCCTGATTATAAAGATCGGAATTCTACCCTTGAACCTTTTGCTAAGCGTTTCGATGCGGCTAAAACAGATAAAATCCGTAGTCAAATAGCGGAAGAAGCGCACGGTAAAATGCAAGAAGTTGCGATGCGTAATCCGGGGACGATGACGATGCAGGTGCAGAGCGGCGCTCGTGGAAAGCCCGTTCAGTACACATCGATTATTTCTACTCCGACATACGCGCGCGATGGAAAAGGGAGTACTGAGCCGTGGCTCATCCGAAAATCTTATAGCGAAGGACTCTCGCCTGCTGACAATTGGGTAGCAGGTAGTGAGGCTATTTTAAATACGATTAGCACTTATACCGCCGTCTCAGAGCCAGGTGAACTTGCAAAAGTGCTCGTAAGTAATATGAGCAATATCATCATAACCGAGGATGACTGTGGAACTACTAATGGTGTGTTTGTGTCTACTTTGTCTGCTACTGCTTTGGACCGGTACCTCGCAAAAGAAGTAGGTGGATTTAAACATAACACGCTTATAACATCTCTTAATCAATCCAAGCTTGCGAAGATTTCTCCGACCATTCTCGTACGCTCTCCGATGACCTGTGAAGCGGGGGATGGCGTTTGTCAAAAATGTCAGGGTCTAAATGAAAAGGGGAGCACGCACGACATCGGCACGAACGTAGGTGTGCGCGCGGCTCAGGCGATGGCGGAACCCCTCACGCAGTTTGCTCTCGGCGCCAAGCACGGTATTCGTACTGCTAAAGATGAGCGAATTAGAGTCAAAGGAATTCAAGGTCTTCGCCAGATTACGGAGTCTCCTCAGCAATTTATAAACAAGGCGACGCTCGCTCAATTGAACGGGACCGTGGAGCGTATTGCGGTGGCTCCTCAAGGCGGTCATTACGTTTTTGTGGGCGGACAGCAGCATTACGTGACGCCCAATTTAGACGTTATCGTTAAAGTTGGAAGTCCAGTTCAAGCGGGGGACGCTCTCAGTCAGGGCATACCAAAGCCGGACGAAGTCGTACGCTTGAAGGGACTCGGAGTAGGGCGCCAGTACATGGTCGATACTTTGGCCGGTCTCTATAAAGACCAGGGACGTGAATTAGACCAGCGTCATTTTGAGCTCCTCGCCAAAGGTGAGCTCAATTATGTGCGCGTTTTGAAGGACCCGAGTCGGAATTTCATTCCTGGCGACGTTGTTAGTTACAATGTCCTGCGAAATGAGTTGAAGAAGGGTACCAAAGTGATGCCCGTGGACGAGGCTGATGGTGAGACTTTGGGCAAGGCCTACTTTCATTTCTACTCAGGAACGCGCGTCACTCCGCAGATCCAAGCGTATCTCAAACAACAGGGAATCAAGGAAGTGGTCATAGCTCCCCGCGCGCCTGAAGTAGAATTCATCATGAAAGCCGCCACCCGAGCACCCCTTTTGAATCCGGATTGGATGGCTCGTTTAGCTCATCGAAATCTCAAAACTACCGTTATGCAGGCCACGCACTTCGGAGAATCGTCCGATATTCATGGGACGCATCCTGTTCCAGCGTACATAACGGGCGTAGAATTCGGGCAAGGTCCAAAAGGAAAGTACTGAAAGATGTACCAGTATGGATATAATGCGGCCTTACGGCAGCTGGGTTTAGAGAAGAATGCAGCTTTCTTTCCAGGAGCGGCAGCTCGATTCATGCCAAAACTCAAATCTTTTGGTAAGGCTGTCGGCACAAATCTTTTTGGACAACCTAAAAAGTTTGTAGGTGAATTACGGTCTGGAACGGCATTCGGTAAAGACAGCTTACTTGCAGAAGGATTTAAAGCGCCCAAACTTTGGCAGAAAGCGCTTATGTACGGACTTCCCGCGGCTTCAGCTGTTCAGACTTTGCGGAGTGATGACCCAGATAAAGCAGGGTCTATTGGAGGACTCATTGGTGGTACTGCTTTGAGCACAGCCGCCTTTGGACCTTTTGGTATGTTAGGTGCTATTCCAGCAAATTACGCAGGAGAATTTTTAGGGAAACGCTTAGTACGCGGGACACAGCGTATATTGGGAGTTGGAAATCAACAGGCTCCGCAATATACTTCTTTGCAATAACGGTAACTATATGAGCCGTGGCACGTTTACCCGGCTACTGAAAGGGAGAAGACTGAATGAATCCTGAACTCATTAAACAGGCGTACGCGTACGGTGCCGCGGTGGCTCTTCAGGAGCTTGGCTTTAACGCACAGCAGGCTCAGGCGGGCGGAGTAAAGCTTGCTTCGGAGAAGATGGCTGAAGGCGAAGAAATGGAAGATCCTGCTCTGTGGCCTGCGGCTATGTTTGGACCTACGGGTGCAGCGATTGCTGCGCCTGAAGGCAAGAGGATGAGCGCCTTTGGACGTACACTAGGAGGTCAAACTCTTGGTATGCTTGGGGGCGGCGCTGTTGGTGGTGGTCTGGGTGCTGGTGTCGGTGCTCTAGCGGGACTTCTTAGCCGTGGAAAATTTAGACCAGGGCAAGGTGCTGCTCTTGGTGGATTGGGTGGTGGATATCTCGGTATGGGTGGCGGCGGTATGTACGGTGCGGCAAAGGGATATCAGAGCGCCCTAGACAAAGAGGAATAAAGAAGCGGTCTCGCTGGCGGTTTGATGTCGGGCGAGTGATTTATAAACACAAGGAGTTATGAAAAATGGGTCTGTTCAAACAAGCACACGTCCGGGGAATCGCGCACGAACTCATGAGAAGCGGCATCTTGACTTTCCCGTCGGAGAAGATGGCGGAAGATGTTGCCGACGAGGTCGCGGACAATTTCACGGATGAAGAGATTCCTGAGGAGTCTCCAGAAGATGGTCTCTCGGAAGAGCAGGCTGCGTCTATTCTCGATCAGCTCGCCGCGGTGGCAGATGCCATCTCCGAGAAAACAGGTGGCGCTCGAGACCTCGGCGTGAACAAGCTTGCGGCTTCCGTTTCTTTGGAAGACGCGGCCTATGCGCATGCTGTCGCTCTCGTGAAGCGCGCGATGGAAGAGGGCACGACCAATCCCGGTGAAGGGTCTGTGACTCCCGAGCTCACGGGCGCGGAAGCTCAAGTCGATGCGGTGAACAATCCTTCCTCGGCTGTCGTTGTGCCGCAGGGCTCTTCCGCCATCGACACAACCCCCGGTATCGTGGGACACGCTGAACCCGCCGCGCAACAGCCCGGTGCCAGTGCTTCCCCTGCTCCAGATTCCATGGCCGACGTCAAAGCGGCTTCCGAGCTCCTCCGCGCTCTGAAGAAGCTGTCGGAAGATGGCGTCCTTCCCTCCGAGGGTGGTCGTATGGACCTGAACACCAACTCGAACATCACGACTCCCGTGGTGGCTCAGGGTACGACCAACTCCACGACCCCGACTGAGCCCGTTCCGCAGAAGCCCCATCCAGCAACAGCGGAAGCTGGCCTGAATACGACCGGCAGCGCACCGGCTGACGTCGCGAAGGTCGCCGCGTTTCTGCAAACGCCAGAGGGTGTTGCGTTTTACCGGCGCTTCCAGGCCCAAAACAAGGTGGCTGCGGTAGTCAATCGCTAGCCCTGGCTCTCCGTTCCTTTCCTCAATCGTAAAAAGAACGTACAATTCAAACGTTAACGTCTCGAAAAGGGACCGGATAAATACGTTTGAATCGCACACACAAAATAGCTCTCGACCCAACACTACATCAGGAAGTGTATTTTCGACGGTGTTGTGGCGTGGCGCGGTTCACGTATAACTGGGCTTTGGCTGAGTGGAAAAAGCAGTATGCAGCAGGCGCGAAGCCGAGCGGAGCAGCGCTGAAAAAGCAATTCAACTCTGTTCGGCACATTGATTTCCCGTGGACCAGTGATGTACTACGGGACGCGACAGCGCAACCGTTTGTGAACGTGCAGAGGGCTTACCAAAATTTTTTCGAGAAACGTGGGAAGTACCCGAAGTTTAAGAAGAAGGGCATCCACGAGTCGTTCTACTGTGCGAACGACAAGTTCACTGTGGAGGGTACTCGTGTTCGACTGCCGCGCATAGGCTGGGTACGGATGCACGAGGAGTTGCGATTTGAGGGGAAGATTCTTTCGGCAGTGGTATCAAGGACAGCTCATAAGTGGTTTGTGTCGATAGCAATAGATATTCCGAGGACCCTGGCAGCGAGCGAGAACCAAGCCGTGGTCGGAGTTGACCTAGGAATTAAGTCGCTGGCGACACTTTCGACGGGTGAGAAGTTCGAGGCACCGAAGCCGCTAAAGAAGTCGTTGGCGCAGTTGCAGCGATTGAGTCGACAATTATCAAGGAAGCAGAAGGGGTCGAACCGTCGATGGAAGGCGAATCAGCGGCTAGCGCGGCTCCACTACCGAATGTCGTGTGTGCGCAACGACGCGCTGCACAAGCTGACGACGGGTTTGGTAGAAAAATTCGGTACTATTGTTATTGAGGATTTGAACGTGCGCGGCATGGTCAAGAATCGGTGTTTATCACGTGCCATCTCAGACGTTGGATTCGGTGAGTTTAGACGCCAACTCGAATACAAGCTGGCCTCAAGTGGCGGTCGGCTGGTAGTAGTTGACCGCTGGTATCCGTCTTCAAAGGCCTGCTCGGACTGTGGATTCAGGCTCGATATTTTATCATTAGGCACCCATGAATGGGATTGTCCGGCGTGTGGCGTTTCACACGACCGAGATATTAATGCCGCCGTAAACTTGAAGAAGCTAGGGCAGGCTATGCCCGAAGTAACGCCCGTCGAGAAGAAGGCTCTGGCACGCAGACCTATGCGCGCGAAACCGGCTTCAGCGAAGCGGGAACTAACCAGTGGTAAACGTGAATACGTTTAACAGCGTTTTAGAAAGCAGAGCCAATCTATGCCAACTATGTCCATGTCTCCGGAAGTTCAAGCGTATGGCCAACTGCCGTCGACCGAACAAGCCGCGGAGATGTTCAAACAAAGATTTTCGGAGATGGCCTATAACGTAATGATGGCGAAGTTTCCTGAACTCGCTGCACAAGTCGTGACGTTTAAGCTCATCGAGACGGACGCAGAGAGTGGCAAAGGCGTAGGCGCTTTTGTTTTGCTTCTGGAAGATAAGACTATCTATATCCCTGTGGTGATGGTGGATAGTCAGCTCAAGCCTTTTGATATGTTCTATTTTAAAGACCTCAATATTTTCCTACCCCTTTCGAATGAGTGGTTAGATGAGGTCTCTAAATCAGCGCTGTCGAATTTAGGTGAGCCTGCCAAGCTCCCGCAAGGCGTCTCCCGAGACATGAGCATCCGGGACATTATTGTTCCGCCTATTATGCCCGAGGGGCGCATCGGACTCGCCTCGGATATGTCCGAGATGTTTAAGGCCGCGAGTTATAACCCGAAGCCGCGTTTTCTCGAGTTCGTGAAGAACGCGTCGCATGTAGTTCTAGACGGTCTTCGTTTGACGTTCGAACGTAATCCGAGTTTCGGCCAAAAGATTGCACAGTATTACGGGAAGAAAGCACTCACGGAAGCTTTTCAGACTGGCTATGCACGTACTGTAAAGGTTGCGGCTGAAGCCCAGAAGTCTGTAGTTCGCGTGCTTACACAAGAGACCTATCGCGCTGCTCTTCCCGAGCTCAAAAGGGACTGCGGTGTAAAGATTGCTTCTGATGTTTTTAAGGCAATTGCCACGAGTGGTATCGGGACAGTAGACACCCGGCCTACTGTAAAAAATACCGTTGTAAAAGTAGAGTCTCCAGTCGCGCTTTCTCCTGCTACTGAGACCGGATTTTATAACCTCTATTTCCCGGACAAGACGAAGAAGCTCTGTCTCGTGGCAGCAACCGTTCCGGACGGTGACTACCTGGTAATGTTCGCTGATGGGAGCAAAGCTTGGACCGTTTACAAAAATGACGCCAAGACGCTGATTGGTGAGCCTGAACTAGATGATAGCGTTATCAAAGCTACGGCCATTTATAAAGCTCTCGAAGGAGGCTCCAATAATAAGCCGACGATGAATAAGCACAACGTTGCTTTGTACGTTTCAAAACAGGGAAAACTCCAAGCTTGCGGGCCTAAGTACATCTCTAGAGTCACGGATAACGGTGACGGTACGACCACGCTAGATAGCGGTCATATCGATTCGGATAATATACGCGGACGTATCATGACTTCTTCGGGTAGCATGAGCGGCTCTACGACCTTTTATCCGAAGAGCACTTCTTGGTTTTCAGTTCCAGACCCCTGGGAAAATAAACTGAAACCTATCGATGACCCGAACATGATTACGCGCTGGATTGACCAGCACCTTGCAGATAAGACTGACGAGGCGCCTATCAATGTGAAGAAGGCAGGTCTGGCTCAGTGGTGGGTGGAAGGAATTCCGACCGCGGTTTATTTGGAGGCCGCGCTCGAGAAGGTCGCCACACGCTACGACCTCTCGCTCAATGATGCGTCCCGAGTTTTGGACGATGCGACAAAGAATGGGACGTGTCGCTTGCGCCTTACAAAGAGAGCGCAGGGCGAAGAGATGATGCAGCAGGAAGCTGCTCCTCCACAAGACCCAGCGATGCAGCAGCAAGGTATGGACCCGGCAATGATGCAGCAGCAGGGTATGGACCCGAGCATGATGGGTATGGACCCGAGCATGATGGGGATGATGCCGCCTCAGCCCCCACAACTTTCACCAACCGACCTGGCGATTGCGGAAACAGTTCAAGGTCTGCAGCAGGAGAACCAACTCCGTATGCAGCAGATTCAAGACCAGATGGCTCAGCAGCAGCAAGCTATGCAGATGCAGATGGAGTCCAACGAGAAGCTCATCGGTGTGCTGACCCAAATTCAGCAACGCGCGAGTGCTATCGGACAAGCGACAGGTGGGATGGTTCCTCCCGAGGCCATGCAATCTCCGCTCGCTGCCGGCCAAATGTTGGCGCCAACACCTCCGCCGCAACCCGAGCCTCCGCCGATGCCCGTCATGCAAGAAGAGGGTCCAGCCTCCGCGGAGATGGTCGCATCTCAAATCCATCCTGAGCTCGCCGAGCAAGCGGCAGATTTTCAAGATGCGGGAATGTTCGACACCTCAGTCTTGGCAGTGATGGCAGCTGCTCCGCTCCTCCGGGATATCGTTAGCACCTATATTCCCAATCTGGAAAAAGCGCTCGATAATATCGGGCGTATTCAGTTGACTTTGTGGATGCGCGAAGCAGAGACCAAGTCTGCCATCGGAAACGATGCGTTCGTTCTCCTCGAAGACAAGCTGCGTAACGTGTTCAAGAACTTAGGAGAAATCGTTCTCCAGGTAAACCGCAACGCGCTGGATACTGAAGCGGGTGCGATGCAATCTCAGAGGATGTTGGGCGACCAACAGTAAAAAGATGCTTGCCCGTATACAGCCGTATTGGCGGTGGTTGAATCTTGAGTACGCGATAAAACGTAAACAGCCACCATCGGACCCATGGCTTGAGCAACTTTACGACCTGTATCTTGGAAACGTAGAGGGAACCGAGGCGCAGCAAGCGGTCATCGGTCATGTTTTTTCGGAGTTCAAACGCGACGTGATTATGGCCTACTTTTTTGCGCGATGTTCGATGAACGATATCGAGGAGAGCTTAGAGCTTCCCCCAGAAGTCGTGGAAGGCGTTGCGCGCTTATTTTTTGACCGTACAAAAATTCGTACGAAGTTAGACCATATTGAATACGCTCGCGAATATATGGACAAGTTTGCTTGTGCGGAAGGAAAGAGTCTCATCTATCTCGGGATGACTGGAGGACCAATTTCCTTAAAGAATAAATTTTGTCTTGGTTATGAGATGCCTAACATCGATCAAGACTTTGTAGATCACCGGATGTATATGACAGCGGTGTCTTTTGGACTCATGACCCGAGGTAATGCTCTGACTTCACGCGAAGGAAAAGAAGCCTTTCACTGGTTCCAGCAGGCTTCTACGATGTCTAACGTGTATCGTAAACTGCAGCAGGGAGAAGACGACGCCCAGGATGCTATCGTGGCGATTGAGCAGCGAAAGCTTATCCATAAACCTGAGGCGGCTGGTATCGACCGCAACGAAGTTCTTCACTGATAAGGAGTCCAGCTATGTGGATGCGCGATGATTACGAAAAAGCGGCGAGTGTTATTGCCAAGGAATTCGCTGCGGGTAATGGCGCTGTGACCATTAACCAGCTCGCCACAAAAACTGCTGCCGAGGCTGGATTGAATCCGGATGGGATTCGAACACTGGTGCGCCTTGCGAACGTCAATGCTTTTAATGAGCTCTTTTCAAAGCAGGCGGGTAAAGAAGACCGCATGTTCGAGTTTGAGACTGGCGACCCCGAGATTGTTATTTCTTCTCTACATTCGGATGCTAAAGTGGCGCACGAGATGAACTCTCCCGTCTCTTTGAATAATTACGATATGCTCGCGGACTACTTCGGCGGATTCTCGACGAAGACTGCGGAAGACGAAGAAGAGGATGACGAAGACGAGGGCGAGGACGAAGAATGTGAGAAGGACGAGAAGTGCGACGAAGAGAGCAAGGAGCCTGTCCTGAATAAATCCGAAGTTACGATGCTTTACAACCGAGCTAAAGACAAAGTCTCAGAAGAAAAGAAGGCGTCGGAAATCCGTTGGGGTCTGGCTCTCGAGAAGGCGGCACGCGTAACCAGCGAAGTGGCGGGTCGAAACGTCCATTTTAACAAGACCGCTTTTTACCGTGACCTCGTCTCTGCCAGTAATGGTTCATGTCTCGATGACGTTAAAGGCCTCCACGCTCTTCTGACAAAAGAAGAAGGCGTGGACGTTCTTGGTGGAATGAAGGTTGCGGAGGTCGTGGATACTTTTTCACCCAACCTAAAAGGACAGACCGCAGAAATTCTCGGCTACCTAGAAGAAGCACGCGAAGCACGCTACAATTGGGACAAGTGCGCTAGCGCCGAGAGGTTCCTCAATGGGATGGAAATCAGTCACAGATAAGTTCGTAACCGACCCCGGACCCGCGCTAAAACGTTTTATCGAAACCGTTCAGCGTCATCCGGTAGCTTCTACAATAGGCGCCGGGACTCTTGCAGCAGGTGCAACATCGTTTGGCCCCAAGGCCAATGAACAGGAGAGTGAGTTCATGAAAAACCGTCTTGGGTCTCCTGACGGAAAATTTGTTTACGCCTCTGAAAAAGTTGCGGCGCAACTTGAAGAATTGTTTGTGAAAGAGGCGGCGGCGTCTGCGACAGGAAATGCTTCTACATGGAACACAGTGTGGAGCAAAGGTGTAGAGAGTCTAGGTTCGGGCGTAGGAGCTGGTGCTGGCGCGGCTGGAGTTATGGTCCTTACAGACCTTCTGCGAAAAGCTGGCAGGGGCCTCTCTCAAAAACTTGTTTACGATGCTAAACGTAAAGAGATGCTCCGCAAGATTCTTTCAATGGACCCCATCGTCAGTGCCTTTGAAGCCCAAAATCCAGGTCTTATGCTCAAGGTTTATGCTTCGATGGTTTCGGTTGCTCCTACTTTGAGTTTGGACCAGAACGCTGTAACTTCTTTCCTACGAGAAGCAGCGCAAACACACGGTTCATTGAATTACATGACAATCAAACAGTTGGCCGAAACCGAGAAGGCTATGAATGAGTCTAAGGGCGTGGACCTTTCTCGCTTTAGACCGTGAGGTAACACATGACATACGAAGAACTCAGCCAAATGATTCCCGAGTCTGTAAAGCTTGCCATGCGTAATGGACAGTTTCATAAGGTGGCGGCAGAAATGAATGGTTGGAAATCCACCGAGCTCCCAGAAATCCTGGAGAGTTTTGGGACCAAGATTGCCAGCCGTCAAGGGCGCTACCGGGTAATCGTGGATGGACTAGTTGCTCTTGAGAATCTGAAGAAGGACTAACCCCCTCATGATGCGGAAAATCGTCCACCTCGACACGTACTTTCCGACGGGTGAACTCACGATTCAACCCGTGATTTTGTGGTCGGGGAGTAAGTCGTTTGTTGAACCCATCACGAAGCATGCGAGTGTTGGGGCAGACTTCTTCAAGACGATTCAGCCAATACCAGGCCACAGCATCGTTTACGTTCTCGCCGTTAGCGCTTGGGAGCGTTATGGCGAGAATCGAAATGGCGACGGTTTTCCGGATCAGCCGTATATGGCGCATGCGGGAGGAATTCAAGAAACCGAGACTCTCCAAAAGCACTACAAATCTTTTGAGTCTGTTGGGAATGTTTTTCTCTCCCACATTAATACGGACCCTGTAAAAGCGGTAGGGCGCGTTGTTAAAGCATTTTGGAATGACTCGATGAAGCGCGTTGAGCTTCTTTTGGATGTCGATAACACCAAGGCCCCACGCGTAATTGAGCGCATTGAAGCAGGGGAATATCCCGCGGTTTCAATGGGTACGCGCGTTCCCTGGGACGTGTGCTCCCTACCCTCTTGTTTAAATCACGCCCCCACCCGTGCCCAGTACTGCGACCACCTGCGTTTTCAGATGCGGGATGTTATTAACGGCGTGAAGGTTGCGGCGCTAAATCCGAGCTGCAAGTTCTTCGACATTTCTTGGGTGGTGCGGCCAGCAGACCCGAATGCGTTCATGCTCAAGAAGGTTGCTGATGAGGCCTACGAAATCAAATATTCGGGGGCGGCGGCAGGTGAATACTTGGACGAAATGGAAGAGCGTAAGCTCGCGGCGCATAAATTAGCGGTAATCGATAAAGTCGTTCAGGGAATTCCGGTAGATGCCAAGTCCGAGAACATCGACCCGATGCACCTGCGCAACGCCTGTGCTATGCAGCCTACCGCGATGTCGATGAGTCACGGTCTTCCAGAGCTCCCTGATTCCATCCTTCGGCAGCTGGCCTCGTCCTGTTCCCTCCCGGATATTTTCACGTCGACGCTTGCGATGGGTATGCCCTTGTGCACGCGCGAGGTTGTGAAAATTACGATTTACCGTCAGATGCCTGGCGCCCCAAATATGGACGGGGTCGCGGATGCCGCGGTCTCCGCGCGTCAGCCTTTGATGGACCTTTTCCAAGAGCATCCGCAGATGTTGGATGCGTATGAAGGTGACCTCGACATTGACCAGTGTCATTTGAATCCTAAAGTAGCTGAAATCATTGGGACCGGAATGGAAAAACGTTCGGGTATTTATGAGTACTTGAAACGTAAGTACGTTCCTGGAAAGTACCGTGATGAATCTTCGCAGATGACACCGTTTACGTTGACAGACCCTGTCTCAGGGCAACGTTATGGGACGAATCGTCGAGCCGCTATCCTAGCACACGACGAAATTGCCAAGAAGAATTTACGTAAAACTCTGGGTGGAGCTGCGGCTCTCGGGGGAGCGTATGGTTTAATTTCTTCTGGGTTGAGAAGTAGAGGACTGTCGAAGTTAAATCCTCTAGTTGCAGGCACTCTTGGCGCAGTTGGATTAATGAATACGCCTTCTATGGGGCCGCATTATATGACGGACCAAGGTGTTCCTATTCCTGTCCTGACTGAGCTCACAAAAATGAGCGCCGATTCTTCTAGTTTTGCACGTTCTTTGGCGTTACCTCTTTTTGGTACTCTGGGAACGATGGCGCTTTTAGGGATGGACCGAAGGCATCGTTTAGCCCAAGGATATGTTCCAGGTAATCCCTACGAGAATGCGCCTCGTCGAGGGATAGATACTCTCAGTACCGCAGCTGCAAATCACCCACTTCTTTTTGCTGGATTGGGTACGCTAGGAATGCGCGCTGCAGGGAATACCAGAGCTGCAAAATATCTCGGAGAGAATGTCGCTAAGCCACTTTTTAATAAAGGGCAAAAGGCTGTCAGTGGTATAGACGAATCCCTTCGAAGATGGGCTAAAAAAACTAGCCAAGAAATAATTGCGGGAGCGTCTATGAAAACTGCGTCGGATTCCGTAAGCCTTCCAGTATTAGACATGGACAAAATCGCCGAAAGTCTTGGCGAGATTTTGTTAGGAAACACGGACTTGTGAATTGAGAACGAGCACCATATCATTGGTGCGTAAAAGGAAAGAGGTCATGCACCATGGAATTCGCTAAGATGCTCGCCGGTTTTAACGCTCCCGCAGCTGCACAAACTAAAACGGCTAGCGTGGACAACACGAAACAGCAGATTGCTAGCGCTGTGGAAGCGACTAAGGTTGCTTCGGCAGCACAATCAACTGATGCTGTGGAGGCTCTTATGAAGACAGCGGCTACGTTGGCTGAAAATGAGAAGACGGCTGAGCTGGTACACGCGCACATGAGCGGTCGCGCTTTTGCGCAAGGTGCCATGGAAGTGTTTGCGGCTGCTGATGCTGCGGCGCAGAAGGTCGCGACGGAGACGGCTCCCGTAGTCAATCCGTACTACCAGGCCAAGATGGCTGCCGACCAGGACGCAATGGTCAAGGCCGCTGCCGAGCAGGGTTACCACGACACGATGACCAAAGCTGCCGCTGAGTACAACCAAGGATACGAAGCAGCGGTACAGGATGCCGTGAAGGTCGCTGCCAACGAGTTCTACAAGGGTGCGCAAGAGGCCGCGATTCTCATCCAGGCCGCTCGCAGCCAAAGGAACGGCTGAGTGAAACATGGCTAGACCTCTTCCGAGTGTGGATGCTGTTGTTGCCCGCGTCAAAGCGCTGGCACAGGAAGAAGCGGTGAAGACCGCCTCTGCCGCGGCGCCGATGCTTACTGACGATGTGGCTCAAAGCCTGCAGAAGTTGGCGAGCGACCTTCGGGCAGAGGCTTCGGTACGCGTGTCTGTTCAGGACGTTCTGAACTTTGCACAGGCGGTGCACCGATGACATCTCCCGTGTCAGCTCAACTCCGTACCTTGGCGCAAGAACTCCGTAAGGAAGCGTCAGTCCGTGAAGAGACCAAGCTACTCAAAGTGGCGCAGGTTCTCTCCGCGGCTCGAGCCTTGGACGAATTTCGTGCGCTTCTAAATGGAAGGCAGTAAAAATGCTGGACCTAGTGAAAGTAGCTGAAGTCCTCGAAGCTGCCGCCAGTTATATCGAGGCAACCGAGACCAAGCAAGCCGAAGCCGTCAACGCGGTTCGGGGTGCTGAGGCCTCAAAATTGGCCAGCCGTATTCGAGATGCCGTCGGAGAAAATATCTCCGCGGACCTTCTCGGAAAGCTGGCTGCGACTAACCCAGAAGTGACCGAGCTCCTCGCGCGCCTCGCCGGGGGAGACCGCGTCGATTCCCTGGGCGGTCCTGACACAACGAAAACAGCTTCCACCTCTTCGCTGCCCGAGGGTGAGGCTGCTTTTGTAAACTTCCTTCTGAGCTGAAGGACTTGAAAAGGATGAGGTAACCCATGTCGATTCTCACGAGCAATTTCGACATCATCACCCATGATCCCCCCGAGAGTGCGAAGGCGGGTCTTGCGATGGTGTTGAGCGTCTACGGTGCTCCGGCCCCTGGGGCTGGCGGTACTCCAACCGCGGGTTCAATCCCGGCCGGTTCCATCATTGTGATGAATGGCAACGGTCTGGCCATTCTCGCCGACAACGACGATGCGACGACACATGCTCCCAAGCTGTTCTTCGTCACCATCGACGGCGACCAGGATTACGATGGTTCGTTCGTGCACAAGATTACTTGTGTGCAGGGCGGCATCGAGATTCTGACCCCGCAGTATCTCACGGCGAGCTACGCTCCCGGCGCCATGCTCACGTGTGGCCAGGCGAGCGCGACGGCCTGCGTTGGCAAGTTCCGCGCTGCCGCCACTGGCGAACAAATCTACGGTGTAGTTGGCCCGCTGGGTCTCAATGCGACCACGCTGGTTCTGGACGTCATCATTCCGCAGGGCATTTGCCCGGCGTCGGCATAAGGGAGGTTTCTGATGTCGTACAATGTTGAAACCTCTACTCATTCCGCGCAGTTCCTGAACAAGTCGTTCCTCTCCAAGGTTGAGGGCGGCCATGTGAAGGAAGCGGTCGAAGCCAGCTCGCTGTTCATTCGTGAGCGTCTTCGTCAGGCGGCAGCTGTCCGTGAAGTCATCGTCCCCCAAGGCGTGACCGAAGAGGACATCGACCGTGACGAGAGCACCGACCAGCCGAAGATCATCATCGACAAGGAGCCGAACTCAACGGCTTCTTTCGTGCAGTTCCAAGGCACCGGTCGCCGCACGTGGTTCAAGGGTCCCCGTTACTCCGTCCGCTTTGGTAAGGTCGAGTCACAGCGATTCACCAAGACCAAGGCGGAGCTCATGACCTACCGCTCCGACATTCGCAAGATTCTGTCGGACAACTCGGTCATGGATATGGCGGACGAAGAGGATCGCAAGTTCTACGAGCTCGTCGCCGCGATCATCGCTGCGAACCCGAGCGTGCAGCGCACCACGGGCGCTTTCCAGAGCGGCACGTTCAAGGTTGCTTGCCAGGCGATGCTGACCGGTACGCGCAAGCGTCCTATCGGCAAGCTCCTGCTGAGCAAAGAGCGCTACATGGACGCGCTCGACCTGCCGGCGACCTCCGTCGGTGACGAGATTGCCAAGCGTCATTTTGACGAGGGCATCGAGTCCTCGCAGAAGCTCTGGGGTCTCCCCGTTGTGACGCACGTCAAGTCGGATATCTATCCGACCGACAAGGGTTGGATTTTCTCTCCAACCACGCCGAACAACTTCCTGGGTAACTTCTTCACCCTGCAAGATGCCACTCTGTTCATCAAGCAGGAAGCAGACGTCATCTCCTTCTGGACCTACGAGTACGTTGGCCTCGGAATCGCCAACACTCTGTCCATGCAGGAAATCGTTTTCAGCTGATAAGAAGGTAGGCGAACTGCCATGAAACTCTGCCGGGTAAAGAACGTCACCGAGAGTAGGTTAGTCATCCTTGCCGTTCGCGACAGGGATGGTCAGCCCATTTCTTTTGAGCCAGGTGAATGTAAGCAAATGCTGTCTACCACGGTCAACCATCCCGCCGTGTCCGTGCACATCGGACGGGGACTGCAGCTCGTGGAAGGGCAAGTATCTGTTGAAGAAGTGCCGAAGCAAAAGGTGCTGGAAGTTGCTATTTCACCAGCCCCGCCGCCTGCACCGAAGGTGGAAGCGCCGGTCGTCGCGCCGGTTGTGGAAACCCCAGTGATTCAGGAAGCACCGGCTACACCTGTAGGCGCATATGCAAACGCCCCTGGAGTTACAGAAGAAGACATTTGGGCTATCACGGAGATGTACCCGACTATCGCGGACTTGGCAAAAGCTGATAAGGACGCTCTCGTGAGACTCGGCTTCACAAAATATGGTGCTAAACGGCTCATCGCGTGGGCAGCCGTAAAGCTGGGAAGCACCGAAAAATCTGAGTCGAATCTCGACGAGTAGTTCTCCCTCTCCCGGACCTACTTCTCACCTACAATTTAAGCATGACGGTTGTAGTAAATCACGACTACCCACAGCTCCATGCGTTGCAAGTGCTGCAGGAAGATGGGACTCCCATCGAGGGCGCACGTATTCGTATATATGACGCGAATCGTTATTACGTTCAAGATCTCGCTAATTGGGTAACGCAACAGCCTGTTCTTTTTGAAAGTACTTGGGACAGCTCCATGGTTCTATTCGGAGAACCTGAGGCTTTTAACGTTTTACTCCAGACCAGTTGGATGGGAGATATTTATACTGATGCAAACGGTGAGTGGACTTCCGACATGTTATTACCTGAAGCCCACACATGGCTGTTGTACATCGAGTATGACCCAGATTTTGAGTCGCGTATCGTGGAAGTAACGACATGACTACAGGACGAAAAACGATACCACCGATTCCTCCAAGCCCCGAGGCTAAAAAGCACGCTCGGTCTAATCTGCCTTGGAGTGAGCAAAATGACGGTGGAAAGTTTGCAACGCCCCATGAACTCAAAATGGCCCGGACAGCTCCGTATCAGCGGGCACAAACAGCCCCTCGCGTAGGTGATGATATCTCGAGCGTTTTTATGCCCGTGGAAGACCTGTACTGGATAAAAGATTCTTTACACAACTTACGAAAAGAAAAAGCAGACCGAGTCCTCTTGCTTGCTAGCTTGAAAACAATTGAGGAGCAGCTAGATATGTTCGAGACACGCTTGGACAAAGCTACTCATTGCCACCGAGAATCTGACTTCGAGGAGTTAAAAGAAGCCGTGAATTCCTGGCGCTCCTTTTTTAGAAACACAGTCGCGGTAGGTTTTCTCGGAGCGTTGATAGTAATCGGAGGATGGCTCTGGCAGTACTACTCACTGGTTGACCAAGTTTCTAAAACAAGTGAAGATGTAACTCAGACTTCTCATAACGTATCTACGCTGCAGAATGATTACGTTAAATACAAACAAGACCAGTTCGCTGAGAGAGTAAAATACTCGGCTGAAAATGATGCTAGGTTTATGCAATTAGAATATAAACTGTTGGCCGCAATATCGAAACTTTCGCAAGGGCAGAAAATAGACACACCCATAGCGCCTGTGATGGAGCCCACGACAGCGCCTCCGAATAGGAAAGACAGATGAGCAACTACACGTATCCCATTATTACAGGTCAGACTGTCGTAGGAGTTCGCCAGACTATCGTAGGTGGTCCTTTTACAGGTGTCGCTCCTACATTTCCTCTCGTACCTGGCCCAGGGTCTGGAGTCGCCTATCCCGCTAAATACGCGGGTGGGATGTACACATACGGAGACCCGGATGACCTTACCGTTATTACGCTAGATGCCGGAGGGCTACTCGATTTGGGTGACGGTCAGACGCTAGCATTGCGTTGTATTCGTGCCTTTTGCGGGGTAGGTGCAACCTACAGTCTCTTCTTTCAGAAGCGCGGTGGAACAGAAATAACTACGGTTTTAACCGCGGCAGACGCCAACAACACTAATCGGGATTTCGATGGTACCGGGCTTATTGTTCTCCCCGCACAAACCGTAAAAATTACGTCGACGGTAGAGGGAACTATAGACCTGTATTTCAACCGTTACCAGAATCCTTGAAAGGGACAGAGAAAAATGAGTAACTATATTTATCCCGTTGTTCCGGGTAAAACTGTTGTTGGCGTGCGACAAACAACTAGCGTTGCTATGGCGGGAGTAGCCCCTACAATAGCCGTCGTAGGTACGGCCTATCCCGCTAAGTACGCAGGGGGTCTTTATACCTACTGCGACCCTGCAAATCATGCCGCGGTTACGTTGAATGCGGGAGGTCTCTTCGACTTCTCTGATAACACTTGCCTATCTCTGCGCTGCATCCGTGCCTTCTGCGGTGGCGGACAGACATACAGTGTTTTTGTGCAAGACCGGGGAGGAGCTTTCGTAGCGACGATTCTCGCAGGAGAAGGGGCGAATGCCACGAACTACGAGTTCGATGGGACAGGCATCATTGTTCTCCCGGGACAAAATGTGAAAATCACAACCACTGCAGCGGGAACTATCGACGCCTACTTTACGCGTTACGAGTATCCCTGAGCAGAGGGATGAGGTGAGCCATGCCAGTTGTTCTTCCAGCAGTAGGTGACCCGCTAACTTCGGATGATGTCCGTTGGTTTTTACGGGACAAACCCGAGCACAATATTATCCTCCCGGATAACGTTGAGTTCAGCACGGAGGATATCAACAGGGCAATTCGATTCACGGTAGCAAAATACAACGTGCTCCCGCCGCAGACTGCCTACACGTATGAGAACATCAACGAGTACGTCCTTATGTGCGGGGTATGCGCCATCCTTCTTCGGTCAGAAGGTATTAGGCAAAATCGAAATGAAGTACGGGCGCAAGACGGAAATATCGCACCCGTAAATCTCGATGAGAAGCAGGCGCAATACGCAGCCTGGGCTGACCGGCTACAGCAGGAATTCGACATGCATTGCCGCCTCTCTAAAACAGAGGCGAATATGGAATCCTGCTACGGTAGCCAATCCTCGGGGTATCGCTATCTCGGCCGCTGGACTACCTGACAGCCATGCCACTTTTTCCCTCATCAGTTATCCAGTCGGTAAGCAATCCGCCGCTTTCAACCAGTACGTATATCGAGGTCATGCGCGTCTTTCCGATGTTTCCAAGACGCGTTTTTCTCCAATGGGTATTCCGTAATCCGACTGTAGGAGAGACATACCGTTTCACCGTAGATCGAGCTGGAAGTGCTGAAGGTCCATGGGAGACGTTAACAGTTCCACCTATCTATGATTTTTATTATGTGGACATGGATTTCCCTGCTAATCCCATAGCGGGAGAACCCGACCTCATGTCCATGTCTCGCGTGGTGTATTACAGAATCACCGCGACACCTTTTTTGGGTGGGACGAGTATCTCCGTAATCAAGAAGATGGAGCCGTGGCTCGACCGCAGGAGAGAGGGCATTCATCGCAAGCTCGTGCGCGACGCGATGATAGCTCTTCAGCGTGTGGTAGGGACCGAAATCGCCGCGGTTAAAAAGCTCAAGTGGGGAACGCGTTGTTCCTTGTGCCTCACGAACGCAGGTACATCCGTCGACCCCTATTGCCCCGAGTGCTATGGGACTTCGTTTACAGGTGGATATTGGACACCGGTTTACGGATGGGCTCAGATGTTCACAGCTCCTATCTCAGTACAGTCTGCACTCCAGGGAGAGACTGAGATTCGACAGACTCGAGTTTTGATGGCGAATGTTCCACAGATGGACAAGGAAGACCTGCTTGTCTTTTTACGGAGCAATAAACGTTTTCGGGTGCTAGAGGTAACGCCTACGCAGATTCATAACGTAGATGTGCATCAAGAGTTGGTCGTATCAGAATTATCCCCGAGCAGCGCCGAGTACAATATCAATGTGGACCCGTGGCGCGCGCCGTGTTGGTGGGTGTAACCGATGACCATTTTTCAGATAGCGCAGACCTACAACGGAAAAGCTCTCCCCCTTGAAATAGGGGAGCATCCAAACGTAACCGTGGGTTCCCCTTTGGCCGTGATAGGTCTCTTTGTCCTGGCGCTGCAGCACCGCTTCAGCCCAGGAGCTCGAGGGACAGAAGGACTGCTTGGAGACTCGCCAGACCTCCGGGACCCTGTCAGTTGGGAAGACACTGTTGACCCCGAACCTCTCCCTTGGATTTGGACTGGAGACCTAAAGCCCGCGGATGAATGCACCCCCGGGAACGCTGGAGCTCCTCGCCCTATTTTTGTAGGACCAGCGTTCGACAAAAATAAGGGTATTCGCAATTACCGACCTGCTATTTATGTCGACCGCGGGAACGTAGTCATTCAAAAAGTCTCCAACAACAATTTTGTGGGACAGCACTCTGCGAGTGGTCTTGAGGCCTTCGGAGCCATCGCTAAAATTCCTATCCAGATTGACTGCATAGGCGAGGGCTATGGGGACTCGAGCATCATCGCGGATACGGTGTGGTTCTACATTTTGGCGAGCCGTAATATTCTCAGCCGCACTTTCGGATTCCATCAAATCGTGGAGCCAGTCCTCGGTGCGACCCTTCCAGAAGAAAATGATAAACAAGTTTTTCACACACAGATTTTCTGTGACGTCGAATTGTTTTTGAGATGGAGCACGCGCCCGATTGCCCCGCTCATAAACGATATCGTATTGCGTGTAGCGAAAGCTGGGTCTGTCGATGAGGTACTCGTGGATATCGTGCTTCGGGAAAGCCGGAGCTGAACATATAATTCCGCAGCAACCAGAGGAGAGAAACACCGATGCCTCTATCTAGACCGAACACTGTCGTTTATCAGGAATACGCGGACATATCCGTTGTTCCCGCTACCCCCTTCTTGAATACCATCGTCGTTGGTCCTTGCTATCAGCTGCTGGACTACCTCGATGACAAGGAAGATTGCGCCGCGGGAGAGTACGGTACCCTGCAAATGAATAACCCACGCACGTCCCCGACGGCTGCGGTTGTCATCGCGACTCCTCCTGAGCTAGAAGCAGGCGCCATTCTCGAAGATAACAGCGTGAAGATTTTTTTCGATGAGGCGCAGGTCGCATTGAAAGAGGTCGCGGGTACTCCTGGAGATGATGCTGGACTTTACTACATCAACGATAATCTGTTTGCCACTGTGAATGCGGATGGCGTACACATCGGTAAACAGTATGCGCAAGCAGGCGATACGCTCATCTGTGAAACATCGGTTACTGCGGATTTCATCAAAACCATAAAAGAATTGGCCTACACGTTTTATGGTCCGGCACTCGATTTCACTACGTGGGGAGTAGATACCGGCGACATTATTACGGTTGAGAATGATGCAGCTTCTCCTTCTCGCAATGGTACCTACACCGTAAAAAAGAAGTATATCGTCGGAGGTTCTGTCCTCGCTACAGCTATCGAAATCGAAGATGCAGCAGCCCTAGAAGGTGACGTGGCAAATGCGGACATTACTATCCGCTCTTCGACGGGAACTCTGAGACACACCACCATTGGTGGAGCACCTGTTCCTTTGGGCGACTGGTGCAATCTCCGCGTAACAGAAGATTTCTCGGCTGGACATCCGGTCAGTTGTCTCTGGCGCATCGAGCGTCAACTTAGCGATGTCGAACTTGCTTCTACGGATATCACGGTGAACAACACCACGAAGACCGTAACAGTTAAAGCGGGTGTGACAGCGATTGTGAGTACGATCATCGGAGCCAAGCCTGTTACTTTCGCTGAGATGTACATGGAGTATTCGGCCCTGCGCCAAGACCTCCAAAACGTTGCCGAGGTGTCGTCTTCTTCCGAGGCGATTGCTCTCCTTGGAAAATACGATGCACGTAATACGCTTTGCGTGGGTGTGCACGTGGCTCTGTATAACACCACGACTCCTATCAAGGTCTATGGTCTCGCCGCGGATACGCTGGCCGGCTACACCGATTTTGTGGAGCGCACTAGTCATCTCAGCGACATCTACGCGGTGGTCCCACTGACCTACGATACGAGCGTTATCGGTTATCTCAAGGACGCGTGGGAGCGTTACGCTGATGCAGACATCGTTCTTCAAACAGGTATTAAGCAGAAATTTCGGACGACCATCGGCGCTGTGGACCTCGTCACACAGAGCGAAGTCATCTCCGCGACCGCAGGCTCGTCCACGCTGACGAAAGCGGGAACAACTCCGGCAGGAAATTACACGCTGACTCTTTCTGGTCTTTCAGGTCAAACAGCGGATTTCAGTGCTTCTGGCGTTCTTCCGGGAGACATTGTCAATGTTAAAATTGGTGGCGTAACTGCTGGACCATTTACGGTAGCGCATGTAAATACGGCACTCATTCTTGAAACAGAAGAAGCCCTCACAGGTTTAGGTATAGCGAGTGACGCAGCCGATACTTTGGATATTACAGACCCAACAGGTGTTATCCATCGTTTTACGGCTTTGGTTTATTCGGTAGGTGTCAAGGGGTTTACTCTTGGTGCATCCGTTCTCGACGCCCTTTATCTCACCCTGAGCTCTTCGACCTCCACGTTCATCACGGACGGCGTGGTCCCGGGCGACCTGCTCCAGATTCCGACCGACCCCGAGTCCAGTTCTTTCACGACCTACGACACCTGGGTCATTGCGGCGGTAAACAGCGAGACGCGCGTCACGGTGGTGAACGGCGGGAACAACACGGCCGACCTGCAGAACGAGCTTCCCCATCTCATCAAGCGCACCGCGGCGACTGACCGCACCGTGTCCGCTGGGACGGTTTATTTCCGCATCAAGCGTAACATGACCAAGACCGAGCAGGTCAACTACATGCTCGCGGTGGCCCAGAGCTTGGACAGCAAGCGCGCCTTGCTCTGCTACCCCAACAGCGTCGATGTCACCGACCTTGTCGACGGTAGCCTGACGCGTACGGGCACCGATCCGGAGCTCGCGGGTGCGCAGCCGGGTTACTACCTGGCCTGCCTCGTCGGCGGACAGACGGCAAGCCAGCCTTCACACCAGGGTTTCACGAACCTGGGCGGCAACGGTATCGACCGGGTTTACAACTCGAGCGACTACTTCAGTGAGGAGCAGCTTACCAACCTGTCGAACGGCGGCGTGTACGTCTTCGTGCAGGATGCGCCGGCCGCGTTGCCCTACACCATCCACGAAGTGACGACCGATGTTCTCTCCCTCGAGACCGGTGAGTACATGCACGTGAAGAACTTGGACTATCTCTCGATGTCTTTCCTCGAGACGCTGCGTCCCTTCAATGGCAAGTGGAACATCACGCCAGACGCCATCCAGTTCATCACGCAATCTTTGTACGCGACCATCAACACGCACAAAACTGCATACCGCGCGAGGATTGGAGCGCCGATGATTGACGGGACGGTACGCACCGTCTTCCAAAACACGGATGTCTCAGAAGATCGCATCGAAGCGTACGTCGACGCTGACTTGCCATCGGTCCTTAACACCATCGGCCTACACTTGGTGGCGTGATGCAAAACGAGTTTTACAAAGCGGGCTACAACGACGCGCTGGTGAAAATGGGAGGCTTTGGAAGCGCTATTGCCAAGGGCCTTCAGACTGCGGGCGGATGGTTAAAAGGTCTCGGAACAAAAGTGCCAGCGGGTCCTGCTCAGATGTCACTTCCTGGTATGGCCCCTGCCGCGGCAAAACCGGGGTGGTTTGCGGGAAAAGCTCAAGGCGCAGCACAGGGCCTAGGTAATTCTTTTAACAATCTCGCAACAGCCCCCGGACAAACCCTCTGGCAGGGCGCCGGCAACTTCGGGAAGAACATGCTCGGGATGGGTCAGGCGAATACGACAAGCGGCGTTTTGGGCCGCGGTGCCATGGGCGTTGGCCTAGTAGGTGGCGCTACGGGTGGTTTCGGAAATAGATCGCAACCGAGACCGGGACAACTCCCCGGCCCGGGACAGATACAGTAGGAGGTTGGGATGCCGCTTGGAATTACTCACGGTCTAGGTAGCTGGAGAATCCAGCAGAACAACGTCGAGCGCCATACCGACAACGCTGCCTACACCGCAGCCAACCCGGAAGACACGCTCATTCTTGCGGGGCCTCCTCGGTTCATGGATGTGATGCAGTCCGAAGACAGCGGCGTAGGAAGCCTCCTGGCCATCGGTATGACGCAGACCTTCCAGTTCACGAGCCAAGTGCCGCTGCAACCCATGCAGGCTATCGGCTCGTCACGCCTCTTCTTCACCCGTGGCAAGAGCCAGACCTCGTGGAGACTCGGCCGGCTCCTGACGAATGGCCGTAATCTCCTGCGTGTGCTCTACCACAATGCGGTCGCCGCGGGCCTGAACGTGGGAGCTCTGGATGAACCCCCGGTGCCGGCCGGCCAGGGAACCCAGAACACCACCTTCTACGCCAACCTCGACTCCGAGCTCTTCTACGTGCCGTTCGGCATCGCAGTGCTTTTCAGAGACCGGGCCAAGGACCTCCTCGGCGCGTTCTACTTCGAGCTCTGCATGGCGAATATGTACACGCTCGGATTCACCATCGGACAGAACATGGTGATGGAAGACATCAGCGGACTCTGCGACCGCGTTGTGCCTTTCTCTCCCAGTACGCTGCAGGCTGTCCCAGGCCTCGACCGAAAAGCTCTCGACGAAGTCATCGGCTTTACGTCGACTGGCGATCTCAGTGTTCCGACCGACTGGATTACTGGTATGAACGACCTGCCCACTGGCTGATTCTTTTCTTTTGGTCCCATGCTATTATTGAGCATGGATGACTCTAAAGAAATCTCCAAAACAATACGCTTCGGAAAAACCCCAATATCCAGCTCCCCCTTTTCTTCTGGCGGAAAAGTACTAGGGACCATCGAGTCTTATAACGACAGCACTAAAACGTACACGGTCGTAACGCAGGGTAATAAGCGAAACCCTAATGCCCTCGGTGGACGACTGCAGGGTATCCCGAGAAAACTCTCCCACGCTGGAGACCAAGTTGTTCTCAGTCCAGAAACCACAGTAATCGTCGACTTTGAGCTTGGGATTCCTTATATCGACGGAGTCCTTCCACAAGCGGCCACTTCTTCCGCGGCATATTCCGTAGCTCCTAATTTTGGAGGCGCCGTAAGCAGCGGGACATCCGCGGTCGGAGACACGGGTGGAAATTATCGAACCGCTAATTCTCCGACGGGCATGCTACCTGGAGACCAAGTTCTCGCAGGAGAAGACGGCAACTACGTCGCGGCGCTGCGGGGAAAAATCTCGACGCTTCACGGCAGCGAGCGCGCTCAAGTCCTCGTCTCGGGTCTCCACGACCTCGTCCGCGTCGTCTGCGAAAACTATGAGAACTTTTCATCTTTTGGGAATCTCGAAATCAAAAATAAAGACGGACGGAGCTCCCTTTCTTTTCGAGGTGGCTCTGACCAAGCTTCTCAAACAGGCGGAGAATTAGAGGCCTGGACTTTTCGTTTGGATATCGGCGACGTTGGTAATATCTTTGACATGCGGGTGACCTCTCCGGATAATAGCAAGACCTTTGCGCGCATAAAGATGTCTCCCGACGGTTTTTTGGAAATCTTCGGAGAGCTCGCTCGCGCAGATAGCACTGCTGGTGACCGTTATACGACGACCGGTGGCACCCACTACATCCGTACGTCCGGTAATACGCGAGAAGAAATTCGTGGAGCCTCTGCAATAAACATTCAAGGTGGTTCCACCGAGAGCGTTGCAGCTAACCGTACCGCAAATGTCGGTATGGACGATGTTGCTTCTGTGAATCGAAACGAAGTAAAAAGTATCGGGGCTCAGCAAATCACCACGGTCATGGGAGGTCTCCCTCTCGATGCCAAGCCTACGGATAAAGCTAAAGAAGTCCGCGTAGTTAACGGAAGTTATCTCATCGAAATAGGCAGCCCAAAAGATGGCGGTGTTCCTTCTGCAATGTCGGGCTACAAAGTCTACGTGCACAACGGAGCTATTATCATCGGCGAGAATCCGATGCTCCCTGCTACACAATGCAGCGTAAATCTGAGCACGTTAAAACCGAGTTCTATTGGACTGGGTTGCATCGTCCCCGGACCCTGGCCCGAGGCCTCAATGAATCCTCCCACGGGCTCAGCGATGGTCTATGAAAAGTGGCTCATCCTTTTCAATGCGCTGGTGACGGCTCTTGACACACATCAGCATGTTGCCACTTACGGAGGAGGCCCTACACTTTCTACGCTGCCTGGAACACCTGGAGCTTATTTCCAGGGAATCACGAGCAGCCTTACGGCAGCTGTGAAAAGTCTGAAGGTCAAGATAGGCGCCTGAACTATAATTTTTTCTGGAGGTTTTCATGAAAAAAACAGCAGAACAACTGGCAAATAATATTCTTCGTAAGTTCGCAGCTTTGGCTACCACATACGATAGTGCGAAATGGCACCCGGAAGGTGGCAGTGCACATCTAAAACAAATCACAGCTTTGTTGAAAAACAAAGGTCTACTTTCTCCTGAAGGTTTAGAAGCCGCTGATGCTGGTGTAGATTCCGAATATTCACTTACGGCGCATATGCTTACTCCCGAAGGGAAAAATTTTATGGATAAAAATTATTCGGATTGGACAAAGGCTCGTAGGTACTAATACCTAGCCTATAATTCTCAAAAAGCGGGCGAAGACAAGCCCTATTTAAAGGAGTTTCCGCAATGCCACGAGTAAGAGTCAACGCCCTCATTGGTGCTGTTCATATCCAAGACCCACACCCGGCGACAGGCGGTTTGTCCGTTACCGCCCCTGCAGCGTCGTATAAGATTTTCGACTGCACGTGGGAAGTGTTCCAGCGCATCGCTCCGCAGATTGCGGAATTGGAAACCCTCGGCGCCGCGACGTTCACCGTCTACGGTACGGACGACAATTTTTGGGCGCAAGAAGGTGACCTTCCGGGTATGCCGCGCATCGACCGCGTGTCGAAGCA